AAGAATTGGTGGACTTCATAATTATAACGCATACGGAATAAAAATGTATATACAAGATGCAAAAATTACCAGAGGATTGGCAAAATACACTGCAAACTTTACACCGCCTACAGAATCATTTAAAGCATAATACTTTCCCTATCCTCAACTAAGTACTCTTTTATTATATACTGGGTTTAGATAAATGTAAACCCTAAAATTAGTTATTTACATTATATAGATAATAGTATATAATAATTAAAACAATAGGATGATTTCGTTATGAAACGATTGATATATCAGGTATACGTTGGAAAGCGTTTAAAACTTTATGATCATTGTGTAAATTCAGTAGCAGAATATTGTAAAAAATATGATATTACTCACGAAGTACAAAGAACTCCCATTCTTAGAATAAAACCCGACGTGTTTGTAACAAACCGTAGTCGTGAATCATATGAAAAATATGGCGGTTTCTTACCTATATACGAAAAAGAAAATGCTTTTTCTTATTTAAAAACTTATGATCAAGTTGCCATTATAGATGCCGATGTATGGATAAGACCAAACTCTCCAAATATTTTTGATGACCTAGAACCAGAATATGATTTTGGTGGAGTAGTTGAACGTGAAATGCCTCTTACAAATCAATATAAATCTAAGATTATTGATTATTCAAGAATGCAATATTCTACAATTAAAAAAGTAAACTGGAAATGGAATAATCTTGGTGCAGAATTTATGAATATGGGTATTATGGTTATGAATCAAAAGATTCAGAAATATTTAAGAGGAGAAACTCCTGCACAATTTATTAGACGACCAGAGTTTAAATCTTTTGTTGATGGAATGGGTGCTTGGAAATGGTCTACAGATCAAACTCTTTTAAATACTTGGATACGTGAAGAGAATATGAAAATTAAAAATATGGATTGGAGATGGAACGGTTTATTTACTGCAAATACTCGAATTAAAGAGTGCTACTTTGTTCATTTTTTTAAAAAACAATCATTGCCTATGAATGGAGAAAATATAAAAGAATTGATGGAATTTGTACAATGAAAAAATTAATATATCAAGTTTGCATTGGTCAAAAAAGTAATTTATATGAATATTGTATTAATTCTGTAAGTGAATACTGTAAAAGAATAGGAGCTAAACATATAGTTCAGAGAGAACCAATTCTTAGAATTAAACCCAATCCATTTATGAATCAAAGAGAAGGTAAAACCGGAGGCTGGAAAAAATATGGATACATGCCAATCTTTGAAAAAGAAAATGTTTTTAATTACTTTAAAAAATATGATCTATGTTGTGTAGTAGATGCCGATATTTATATAAGACCAAATTCTCCAGACATATTTGAAAACTTTAATCAGCAATATGCACTCGGTAGTATATACGAATGTGATTTACCCATAAATGATAATTACGCACAGAAAATAAAAAATTATTCTAGTATGCTTTCTATGTTTAAATTAGATTGGGATATAAAACCAAGAACTGGACACTCTTTTTTTAATTCTGGAGTTATAATATATAATAGTAATAAAATGATAGAAGTGTTAAAAGGAATGAGTCCTAAACAATTTTTAGAACAACAAGAGCTACAAGATTTTATAAATGGTATAGGTCCGTTTAAATGGCAATCAGATCAAATGACTCTTAACTATTGGTTAAAAAGAAATAAAATTGATGTACAAAGAATGGATTGGAAATGGAACTGTTTATATTCTACAGTAAATGACGAAGACTTAAAACAATCTTACTTTGTGCATTTTTTCTTAAAGGATCATCTACCTGATAAAGGTGAAAATATAACTAAATTGATGGAAAAAATTAATGTATAATATTTCAACAGTATGTCCAACTCGAGGTCGACCATATTCGTGTGAAAAAATAGTTAAAAGTTGGATTAGGGCCACAAACAATTCTGAACTTATTATATACTTTCAAAATGATGATAATGAAGAAAATTTAAAAAAATATAGAGAATTAGTCAAATGACAATATTATATGATATAGGAGCATATAAAGGATCATTTACTCGTAATATTATTAAAAAAAATCCTAATGTAATTTCTTATATGTTTGAAGCAAACAATAAATTAACAAAGCCTAAAGATTTAAAAAAACATTATTGGTTTAATTGTGTACTTTCATCTAAAGATAATAAATTAGTTAATTTTTATTACAGAGGCGGAACGGGAGATTCTTATTATAAAGAAACAGATATGACCGGTGCATATACTGATCCTAATTCTTATGATTTACAGATTAAAAAAACTAAACATCTTACAGAATTTAATATACCTTTACCTGATATTATTAAAATTGATACTCAAGGATCCGAATTAGATATTTTATCAGACTGTGATGAAATTTTAAATTACTGTAATACAATATATACGGAAATGCCGGCACCAAACATGGTTTACAATCAAGGAGCTCCCTCATATGAAGAATATGTAGATTTTTTTAAAAAGCACGGTTTTATAAATTTTTCTATTGAAAAAGAACATGTAAAAAGAAATGAAGTATATCAATACGACATAAGGTTTACCAAATGAAAAAAGATTGGCAAGATTTTTTAAGAAATATACGGACTGAATTGAAATCACACCCTAATGATTTTCTATCTCAAAACACTATATCATACACTGTTCATCCACATTTTACTGGTAATGCTTTGACTTCGCCGCTTTATCGGGATATGATAAAGCTAGATTTTTTTCAGGATTTGAAAGATCCGTCGTTCGGTAAGCCTTATCTAGGATTTGATGGGCAGTATAGTATATCTACTATTCAATCCGCATATTATATCAATATTTTAAAAAATGCAGGTTACGGACCAGAGATCCTAAACCATGTTACAGATATTGGTGCAGGTTATGGTAATTTATGTAGGTCTTTTTATAAAACTGGATTCAAAGGAAAATATAATGTAGTTGACTTCTCCATAATGGGAGAAATGCAAAAGAAGTGGCTAGACAACACTCTTGGAAAAGAATACAATTATAAAATTTGCGAAATGACTCCACAGAATTTAAATCCATCACAGGAAAAAAGCTTACTGGTTGGAACATTTAGTATTAACGAAATGCCAATGTCGGAACGCATTAAAATAGAACCTTTTTATCATCTATATGATTTTATTCTTATTGCATTTAAGAATAATGCAAACTTTGGTGTCGATAATCTACCATACTTTAAGGGTCTTATAAATAATCTTAATTTATCGCATAATCTGAAAATTACAAAGTGTTCTTATTTTAAAAATAATCTATTTTTAACGGGAATTAAACTATGACTAAAATTTTATATACTGGCGGAACTTTTGATCTTTTTCATGCAGGACACGTAAACTTTTTAAGGATGTGTAAGCAGCTTGCAGATACTGTTGTTGTATCACTAAATACTGATAAATTTATACAGCAATATAAAGGGTTTGTCCCATTTCATAGCTATGAACAGCGTAGACAGATCTTAGAAGCCTGCATTTATGTTGACAAAGTTATTTCTAATATATCAGGATCTGATAGTACACAAGCAATAGAAAAAATACAACCACATATTATTGCTATTGGCACTGATTGGGCAAAGAAAGATTACTATGCTCAAATGGGATTTTCTCAAGAATGGCTTGATGTTCGTAATATAGTTCTTGTTTACTTACCATATACTGAAAAGATTAGTTCAACAATAATTAAGGAAAAAATTTCAAAGGCTTATAACCCATGAAAGTAGCATTATGTATTAGTGGTCAACAAAGACAGACCAAGATATTGCAAAAAGAAATTGATAAAAGACGTTTATATGCTTTTAAAGATGTAGATGTAGACTTTTTCTTACATACTTGGAAAAATCAAATTTTATTTTATTATGATGATTTAATTACAGAAGTTGAACCTAATATTGATTATGATCCTGTTTTGGATACTACTGAATGGGCTGGTTCATATTTTCAAAGTAAAAGAAAAGAAAAAAAAGGAAAATCCTTATACAATTCCACCAAACAAATATTAGCACACAATACATTAGTGTCCAAATTAAAAAAAGATTATGATATAATAATTAGATGTAGATGGGATATTTATTTTTCTGAAAATATTAATTATAGCGAATGGTTAAAAAAATCTTATAATGAAGGACCTATCAGTATGGGCCATCGAAGGTGGAATTTAGTATATCTTGATAATCCAAAACCTATGGGTGGCTTACAAAAAAAAGGTAATCTTCGATGGGAATATATGATTAGTCCTGATGCTATGATTATACATAAACCAAAAGACTGGGATTGTAACAAAGTCATATCTCTACATAAAAAAAAGGAATTACTCCCTGGTGAGTGGGGGTGGTATCAAATACTTAGTTCAGGAAAAAATAATCATAAAGGATATCATGGTGGTGTTCTTACTTTAGCACAAAGGTGGTAGAATAAAAATGAAAATTCTAATTTTAGGCGGAGACGGATTTTGCGGATGGCCAACTGCACTTAAACTAAGCGCAGTTGGTCACGATGTTCATATTCTTGATAATTTATCTCGTAGAAAGATTGATAAAGATTTAAATAGTTCATCTCTTACAAAAATTGAATCCATTGAAAAAAGACTTGAAACTGCTAAAAAATTACAAATGGAAATTGGTTTTACTCAAGCTGATGTATGTGATTCTATGGCATTAAAAGATTGTATTGAAAAATTTAGTCCAGATACAATTGTACATTTTGCTGAACAAAGAGCTGCACCATATTCTATGATTTCTGATTCAGAAAGAAGATATACAGTAAATAATAATATTACAGCAACACATACATTACTTAGTACGATTGTGGATGTAAATCCAAATATTCATTTAGTACATTTAGGAACGATGGGTGTGTATGGATATTCAAAGGATTTTGGTGCTATTCCTGAGGGATATTTAGATGTAAAAATAAATTCGACCGAAAAAGATGTTTCGATTTTATATCCAACAAATCCTGGTTCTATATACCACATGACAAAATCTCTTGATCAAATTATATTTCAATTTTATAATAAAAACTGGAATCTTAGAATAACAGATTTACATCAAGGAATAGTTTGGGGAACACAAACAGAAGAAACATCTTTGCATCCAGATTTAGTTAATAGATTTGATTATGATGGTGTTTATGGTACAGTCTTAAATAGATTTATTACTCAAGCTGCTACTAATCATCCTCTTACCGTATACGGTATTGGTGGGCAACGTAGAGCATTTATACATATTAATGATACAGTACAATGTATAAAATTATCTATTGAAAATCCTCCCGAGAATACAGATAGAGTTAGAATTTTTAATCAGGTTTCTGAAGTAAGGGGCGTTTTAGAACTTGCTAATATATTGAAAGAAAAATATGGAGCTGAAGTTAAACTATATGAAAATCCCAGAAAAGAACTTCCAGAAAATGAATTAGAAGTTTCTAATGAGGGATTAGTATCTCTTGGATTTGAACCCATTACTCTTTCGGAGAGTTTAATTGATGATTGTAAATTTATTGCAGAACAGTTTGGTAATAGAATGAATCCTAATAATATAATGAGTTCTCCAAAATGGTAAATATAATTCTTCAACATTATACCGGCAATCTAGGTGAGCTTGAAATAGCATCTAAATCTGCATTTGAAAAATATGCAGATATGGTAGGGGCAGAATATCATCTTATACGAGGTAATAAATTTAATATTGCATGCAGACCACCACTTCAAAAGTTGCACATGCTATCCGAAGAGTTTGATGATTATGATACAACTCTTATGGTAGATATTGATATGTTTCCTGTAAAGAATTTAAAAGAAAATATATTTGAAATAAAAGGGTATGGTAAACATACGCCGCTACAGAAGAAACTAAGATCAGATCAGGTAAGAAGATTTCCTTTATTGGCATCAGAAAGCGCTCCTTATTGGGGTGGAGCAGTTTATAAATTGCCGAGAGATATTAGACAAAGATTAAGAAAAGAAATTAATCTGGGTGTTGTTATGACTCTAAATGGTAAAAATATAAACGATAAATCGGGTAAGGGTGATGAAGGTGTTATGCACTATCTTGCAATGAAAGCCGGCATTGGAGAAAAAGATGTTTATCTTCCAGACGATAGATGGAGTTATAATAACTTTGATCCTAATCCTGAAAAAGCTGGTTTTATACACATTCGTAAAAAAATTAAACCTGGGGTAAAAAGTCCTAAGATTGATAATTATCGGAATCTTTTAGAAAAAGGTGTTATATAATGAATTTAATTTATCAGTACTGGGATGGTATTGTAAAACCAAGTGCTGTTGCTGGATCAAGTAATATGAAAAGATATGCTAAAAAAATTGATTCAGCATATCTTTTTGAAAGAAACCCAAAATATTTTAAAAATGCACCATTACCACATTATGGTGCATTTAAACCGGTATTTGATAAATCGTTTGATAAATATGAAAATATCTTATTTGTTGATACAGATGTATTTGCTAAACATAATTTAAATGAAAATATATTTTATAATTTTAAAGGTGATATTGGTATGTGTTCAGAACCATTACAACCTAAAATAAGAAATACTAGATCAGACGGTAATTCAAATATGAAAACCGAAAAAATATTTTCAGAAATTGTAGAATATTATGGTGGATCTCAAATAAAAGATAATGATGGTTTTAATAAAGTTTTTAATTCGGGTGTGGTTTTATATTCTAAAAAAGGTAGAGAAAAGGCTAGAAAATATTTTGATAAATTTAATCAATACTATAATCTTGCAAGAAATAAAGGTCTTGGAGGAGTATATCTTACAGATCAGAATTATTTGCAAGCAATGGCTCTTATGCCACATTTTGATTTTCAAGAGTTAGATCCCGAATGGAATTCCTGTATTACTTGGGCTCCAAAAAGTAGAGATTATATTATTGATTCAAGAACGGATAAAACTAAATTTGTCCATATACAAATGAGAGGAGCAGATAATCTTTCTGCTACACAGTTAGAAGTAATTACAAATAGGCCCGTTGAGGAATGGGGAAATGATCATCAAGGAAGAAGATTTAAAACAATAACATAAACTGGACAAAACATGAAATATAAAATATTCGGAATAGGTTTATCAAGAACTGGCACTACAACTTTAACTAATATATTAAATAAAGTTGGATATAACATTATACACTATCCTTCAAATAAAATTCAATTATTTTCAAATGCAAATGATGGGTGTACTGATATACCTGTTATTTTACACTATAAAGAATTATATAAAACTTTTCCGAATGCTAAATTTGTATATACAATCAGAAATAAAGAAGAATGGTTGAATTCAATAGTACCATATCTTGAAAGAAAAAGAACGTGGAAAGAGATGTCTGGTTCTCATCAAGAACAGGTAAGAACTAAAATATATGGCTATGCTTTTCCAACAAGACAACAGGCTAGTAATGCTTGGGATAAACATCATAATAGTGTTATGAAATTCTTTAATAATAAACAAGATAAATTATTAGTATTAGATATAGTTGGTGGTGATAACACCAATAAATTATGGAAATTTTTGGATATGAATAATAGTAATTTGCCAAAAGAATTTCCTCATAGTAATAAACTAGGGTTAGGAAAATGAAAATACTTATTTTTGGATTACCTGGTAGTGGAAAAACTACGTTGGCAAAACCATTTGCCGAATTAATTAATGGTGTTCATATTAATGCAGATGAAATAAGACATACATATAACGATTGGGATTTTAGTATTGAAGGGAGAATGAGACAAGCTCAACGTATGAGACATCTTGCTGATGGAGTAGTTCTTGCCGGTAAAGTTGCAGTAGCTGATTTTGTAGCTCCTACACATAAAGCCAGAAAAGAATTTAATGCCGATTTTACAGTATGGATGGATACAATAGACGAAGGCAGATTTGAAGATACTAATGCAATATTTGAAAAAGATACCGAAGTAGATTATCATGTAAAAGGTTGGTTTAATGATACTCACGAACAATTATTACCAGTAGTTAAAAGATGGATGGAAAGAAATGTTTGATCATAAAAAACCGACAACGCAAATGCTAGGAAGATGGCAACCGTGGCACCAAGGTCATACTGAATTATTTAAAAAAGCTTTATTAGAAACTGGTCAAGTTTGTATAATGGTGAGAGATGTTTTTAATATTGAAGGAGATGCCGGTGCAGGAAGAACAATAATACAAGATGATAATCCTTTTGGCTTTGTTGATATATCTAACAATATACAAGCTGCATTATCAAAAGAGGGGTTTACTTATTACGAAGAATATATTATAATGGAAGTACCAAATATAGTTGATATAAGTTATGGTAGAGGAGTTGGTTATACATTTACTCAACATGATCTTGGTGAAAAAATTCACAATATTTCTGCAACAAAGATTAGAAAAGAAATGAGGAAAAAAGGTAAATTATAAAATGCAAGCTTATGCCATAGTTATAAAAGATAATGAAATTTCACAAGCAGGTTATAATAATCTGGTTGAAAGCTTTTGGAACGTTGGTAATGAATTTCCTCTTATAATGTTTGAAGCAATAACACCAGATAATGTAGAAAAAGAAATGAGAGATAATGACTTACAGTGGAATTATCCTTGGGAAGGTAGTGTTATTGATTTTTCAACAGGTCTTACAAAATCTGCTTATGTGACTGCTAATAGAAAAGCAAGAATGGCTTGTTTTATGAGCCATTTTACTTTATGGCAAAAATGTTTTGAAACCAGAGAACCAATGATTATATTAGAACACGATTCTATATTTTTACATAAAATAGATTTTCATCCGGATGATACTGGATTTAATATAGTAGGATTAAATAATCCACTTGGTGCTACTCGTAGAGCAAAACAATATTATGATGCAATATTAAAAAATAAACAACCATTTCAACTAACACCATATATAGATGAAGATATGAAAGTTCCACAGGGTCTTGCTGGTAATTCAGCTTATCTTATGAAACCTGAAGGTGCAGAAAAAATGATTTCTTTGGTATATAAGTATGGTATGTGGCCAAATGACGCTATTATGTGTAGACAGTTAGTAAACGGTTTAGGCGTAAGTAGAAAATTTTATACAAGAATACAAGGACTAAAATCAACAACCACAAAGGAATAATCTATGTGGCTAGTAAGAGAAAAAATTAGTAAAAGTATTGTAGCAATGTGTTCTAGGCTTGTCGACGCTGAAGCTGTAGCGTGTAAAGGTTTAGAACACGAAAAATTATACATTGTTGAAAAATATAAGGATACAAAGTGATTCGTGTCGGTATAAATGGCTTCGGAAGAATTGGTAGATGTCTTGCTAGACATATAATGCAAGACAGAGACGATATGGAACTTGTACAAATAAATGCAAGTGGTGATCCAGAACAAAATATTCATCTTTTAAAATACGATAGTGTTCACGGTAGATATACGCCAAAGGATGATCTTACATATAAAATAAACTGGAGCCATTCACGAGACAATAAGTTTTTAAGCTGGGATAGTGTTGATTTAGTATTTGAATGTACAGGAGCATATAATGATGGTGATAGTGCAATTCACCATATTAAATATGGTAAAGCAAAGAAAGTTTTAATTAGTGCTCCAGCTAAAAATGTAGATAGAACGGTTGTATATGGAGTTAATCATAAAGAATTAACAAAGGATGATAATATAGTTAGTAATGCAAGTTGTACAACCAATTGTCTTGCTCCATTAGTAAAAGTTCTGGATAAATCTTTTGGTATTGTAAGAGGTCAAATGACCACAGTTCATAGTTATACTGGTGATCAAGGAACAATAGATAAACGTCATAGAGATTTATACAGAGCAAGAGCAGCCGGATCTAATATGATACCTACTAGTACAGGAGCGGCAAAAGCATTAGAACACGTTTATCCAAAATTAAAAAATAAAATAAAAGGTAGTGCAATTCGTGTACCTACAATTAATGTAAGTTGTATAGATTTAACTGTCCAGTTAAAAGAAGATGTTAATGAAGATTTAGTGAATAATACAGTTTTAAATGCTAGTAAACATAATATGAAAGGTATTATAGGATATGAAACACAACCTTTAGTAAGTAGTGACTATAATACAACAAAAGAAAGTTGTATTTTTGCCCCAGATCAAACAAGAATAGTGGATAATAAATTAGTTAGAGTTCTTGCATGGTATGATAACGAATGGTCATTTAGCTGTAGAATGGCAGATGTTGCTAGATATATGGGAGATTTAAGATGAAATTTATTGCAGCAATGGATCATAGCGGAGGTTCTACTGGTGGTGTTCTTGAAAGATATGGACAAGAATATACAGAAGAAAATAAAATGGATCTTATTCATGCCATGAGATTAAGAATGTATAATTCTCCCCATTTTAATTCAGATAATATTTGGGCTGCCATTCTTTATAAAGATACCGTTGAAAGAGGAATGGTTCCACTTTTATCAAAAAAAGGTATTTTTGCATTTCTTAAAATAGATTCGGGTTGTGCCGAAGATGGTATGATGGAAGATTTTAATATAGTTGAAATGTTGGATCTTGCTTTATATAATGATTGTATTGGAACTAAAATGAGAAGCATAGTAAAAACCGATACCATCATGAAACCAATTGTAAGACAACAGATTACTATAGCTAATATTATTATAGAAAGAGGATTATTACCAATTATTGAACCAGAAGTTCCCATTGATCATCCAGATAAAGACGATATTGAAAAAGACATGCACAATTATCTTTCTGAAAAATTAAATGAATTAAACGGACAATGTATTCTAAAATTAACTATCCCGACAACCAGAAATCTTTATTATGATTTTACCTATCATCCAAAAGTTTATAAAGTAGTAGGTTTAAGCGGAGGATATAGTACTCAAGAAGCTTGTGATAAATTAGCACTAAATACAAATATGACGGCAAGTTTTAGTAGAGCATTAAGTGAAAAATTGTATGCAGATCAATTAGATAGTCAATTTAATGCACAAATGAAAGATAACATTCGAATGATAAAAAGAGCATCACAAAGCAATACTATATTGAAAAACTAAGTAATTAGGAGATATTATGAAACAAGATGAAGGCTTAAATTTAGATGTAACTGGTAATGAACAGTATAGGAGAGAACTTATTGCTATTCAACAAGAAAATGAAATACTTAAAAAAAATATCAATGATTTACAGGGACAGCTACAATCCGCTTATTACCGAATAAAAGTGTTAATAAGTGATTTAGAAAATATGAAAAGAATAGTAGACTTTAACGGAGTTGAATAATGAAAGCCTTTGTTATTTGTATTGACGAAATAGAACAATCTGTGCAAGCAGCAGAAAGATGCATAAAATCTGGTGCTAGAAACGGTGTTCTTGTAGAAAAGTTTAAGGCTATTACTCCAGATAATGATTATAAAAAAATACTTGAAGAAGATGGGATACCAGTTGATAAATTTGTTGAAGACAGTAACAAATATTCCAGATATGATAGAGTTATTTGTGCATTTTTATCTCATTATTCATTATGGAAAGAATGTGCAAAACAAAGTAATAATTTTCTAATTTTAGAACACGATGCTTATTTTAATAATGTAATTACAGTAAATGCTAAGTATCATACTGACGATGTGATTTCAGTTGGTGAACCATCTTATGGAAAATTTAATACTCCCAATTTCCTTGGTATAGGTCCTTTAACATCTAAAAGATATTTCCCGGGTGCTCACGCATATATTATATCACCAAAAGGTGCCAAGAAAGCAATTGAAAAAGCAAAAACTGATGCAGGACCTACTGATGTATTTTTTGGATATCATAATTTTGATAATTTACAGGAAAGTTATCCTTGGCCTATATCAGTCAAAGAAAGTTTTAGCACTATTCAGAGAACACCAGGCTGTTTAGCTAAACACGCATATAATGATGGAGTTGGTTATGGCATTATATAATAAAGCCTTTGTAACAGGATGTGATGAAAGTCACGAATGGATGGTAGAATGGTTCCTTGATAATTTTAAAAAGCATAATAAATTACCCATAATCTTTGCAGATTTTGGTGTAAGTAAAAAATTTTTAAAATATGCAAAGAAAAACTTCGATTCAGTTATTGATATGACAAAGATTAAAGATAAAGGTTGGTTTAAAAAACCTAAATCTATGATCGAAGCATCTAAACTTTCTTCGAGTATTTGTTGGATTGATACGGATATTGAAATTTTAAAATCTATAGATGATGTTTTTATTTATGTTGAACCAAATAGACTTGCAATGGTAGAAGATAAACCCTGGACTAAAAGAAGGCGTGATTCAAGAGGATTACAATACTATAATTCTGGAATAGTTGCATTTAAGGATTCTCCTGTTATATTACATCAATGGGCTAAAAAAGTAGAAAATTTTCCCCAACAAGGAGATCAAGAAGTTTTGCATAGTATGATGGAATCTCCACTTAGTCAAAGAATATATATTTCAGATATACCAAATGAATATAATTGGTTAAGACTTCAATTAGAACATGACGGTCAAGATAGCAATAAAAAGAAAACTATTCATTGGACTGGCCCAAAAGGAAAAGAAAAAATAAAGAAAATGATGGGAATATAAATGATTATACCAAGACCACCAAAACACACACTAGATGTGCCTGGATTTAATAATCAGATTCATTTAGAAAGTCTTGAAAAATTTACTAAAATTATTCCAGAAAATTCTAAAGTTCTTGAGATAGGTTGTGCTTTTGGTTGTAGTACTTGGGCTTTAATGAATGCATTGCCGAAAGGATGTAAATTACACGTATGTGATACTTTTGGAATGGATAATCCGATGTTAAAACAACAACATTATAACGGTATTATGACTAAACATTCTCACAATCCGGCGGTAGTATATGCTCTAAGTTTATATATGGAAAAAAATCATAGAGAAGTATTTGAATATTGTGTATCTCAACATCCTAGATACTTTGAGTTGCATAAAAAAACTCATGCCAAAAAGAGTCTTGAAGTTTTAGAAAATGATAATAAATGGGATATGGTTTATATTGATGGACACCATGCTTATTCTACAGTTAAAAAGGAATTGAGTTATTTAAATGGAACTAAATATTTATGTGGAGATGATTATCATCCAGTACACGAAGGTACTATGAAAGCAATAGATGAGTTTTTAGTGGATAATGAATATAATTTTGAACACGATGACTTTGAAACAGGATCTGGATTTTGGAAAATGGAATTAAAAAATGGGTGATGTAGCACATATTATTGGAAACGGAAAAAGTTCTGGATTTTATAAGCACGATAAAGGTTTAAAAATAGCTTGTAATCTACCACCTTTTGAGGTTCAAAATCTTTATACTACCGTAATGGTTGATTTTAAAATGATGAATGCAATACATAAAAATCATATTACTGTTCCAGGTGATTGGGTTTTAGGTGCAAGACCGCATAAATGGATGGAAATGAAAAATGACTTTTATGTGAAATACTCAAAACAAATTAAAGAATTTTATCTTGTCTTACCTAAATATGCTGCTAATTATACAGACTTTAATTGTGGACATATGGCAACTCATTGGGTAGCAAATAAACTAAAGAGAAAAGAAATTCATATGTATGGATTTGATTCAATCTTTGAGTTTGATACAACAAGTATGTCAGATACTTTTATGGAATCAGTAAGAGACAATCTTAATACACAAAGATTAACGTCTAAATGGAGACCTATTTGGCATGGTATTTTTAATGAATTTAAAAATACACAGTTTGTTATATATCATGATGTAGGTAATGCACAAATTCCTCTTCCGAAAAATGTTGAAGTAAGAGACAACAATAAGGGAGTTAGAGCAGTACGAAAAAGAAATAAAGAATATAAGCCCGAACCATTTGATAAAACTAAACTTTCTAGTGCATAAGAGGGTTTACATCTTCTAAAAAATAGTATATTATACTTTATAGAGGTGGCAAATGTATTACTATATCGACAACCGACCAAAAAATATTTCATTTAAATTTTTAGATGAGGTATTAGACTTTGCTCAATATTATTTGGGTTTAAATTCAGATTATATAATAAAAATAGTGTTTTTAGGTGATCTTGGAGATACGGTGTGGGGGTACTGCAACGGTCTTGAAGATGAAGATTATGTGATAGAAGTGAGTTCCAAGTTAAGTAGTGGAGATATAGTAGAAACCATATTTCACGAATTAGTGCATGTAAAACAAATTATAGATGGTAGATTAGATGATGATGGAAGAACATGGAAAGGTAAAACTTACGATACAGTAAAAACACCATATAAAGAACTGCCTTGGGAAATAGAAGCATTTGAACTTCAAAAACTTATGGCAAATGAATTTTTTTCTGCCAAATAACATTTTAGGGGTTTACAAACTGGTTAAAATATACTATATTAATAGTATAAAGAGAATCGGAAGGAAGAAAAAATGATTGACTTTATCTCAGCAAGCGAAGGTAAAATCCAACTTTGGGAAGATGATATGATTGTAGCAGAAGCATGCACTGCTAAGTCAATTGCTTACTTTCTTCAAGAACACGGCTTTGATGGAAATGTTTATGCTTCATCTTCAATGGACTTTGCTTCAGAAGAAGGTTTCGAAACCGACCAATGTGCAAATGATCTTTGGGAAAAATCTGTAAATCTTTACTATGCTGTTCAACACTAAAAACGGAAAAAATATAAATGAATAAACATGAAGCAGAATTTATTGCAGAACAGCAACGGCGGATTAATCCTAGTCCAGTAATTAGTAGTCTTGAAGAAATGATTGAAGATGATTATAAAGCTTGGATTAAAAGCGGTAGAAGTCCGGTGTTTAACGAATTTCTAAAATCAAAATTTAGAATGGAAAGCTAAAATTAATGCTTCAAGACGAGGTATATCACGCTCAAGTGGCACTTGATATTTTAGAATTTGATTATCACCGACCATTTATAAATGGTAAATGTAATAGGGAAAATATCGAAAATAAAATTGTAGAAGGCATTCTTAAGAAAGAACTTGAACCCATGAATGATAAAGATGTAAATATCATTTGTGATTTAATTGACATTTTAATTTTTGAACTAGGAGTTAAAGATTAATAAATGGGTTACGTAGCTCAACTGGATAGAGCAACTGACTTCTAATCAGTAGGTTGAGGGTTCGAGTCCTTCCGTGACCGCCAAAAACGGAGTATAGCACAGCCTGGTAGTGCGCTTGGTTTGGGACCAAGAGGTCCAAGGTTCGAATCCTTGTACTCCGACCAATACACACTAATAAATTTTGATATACACATGAGAGTAGATGCACCTGCTTTCCAGTGCATAGGACAAGGACCGAAAGTCACAAGTCATGTGTATATCAAAATTTATATAACAATTCCGGCGTAGCTCAGCGGTAGAGCAGTTGACTGTTAATCAATTGGTCGTAGGTTCGATCCCTACCGCCGGAGCCATAATAGAGGATAAAATGTGGGTTTTATTAGTAATAAGTTATATTTCTGAATATAATGATTATAAAGTAACTGAATTTAACAGATATGCAAATCAGAATCAATGTATAATTAATCAAACAGTATTAGAATCAACCTTTAAAGATAATGAAAAAGCAGTTTGTATAAAGGGTCTGTAGCATAGCGGTTAATGCTCCCCGCTCATAACGGGTAGATCGTAGGTTCGAATCCTACCAGACCCACCAATTAAAAGGTATAAATAGTTTAAGAGATGAAAAAAATATCGGTTACGGAAAAAATGGCTACAATACCAAATACAGGAATGCCTTTTGATGTGCATCAAGTTATGCAAGCTTCTATGTACAGACCACCTATTGATCAATATCCAAATTCAGAAAATATAAAACCCCCGATAAAAAAAGAACCTATTCGTGTCATAGAACAAATGGATCGTTCTTCAGTTAAATATGATAGTACAGAAGATTTCTATGCAAAACTAGAAGTAATTAAACAACAAATGAAAAATGCAGAATTTATTAAATATAAAAGAGATGCATCTGTAGTTAATACAAAGATGGATCAAGGAAAAATAGTAAATATTGTAGCTTAATTACTTATGATACCAATCCAAATCTGGGGCTATAATATCTACAGATTTACCTTTAATTGGAGCAAGATTCATTGGAGATTTTTTTACACTCTTTATTGACATCTCAAAGGTAAACTGATAATTACCACCACCTTTAGCTTGTACTCTTGCTCTATATCCTAGAGTTGCAGCTTGACTAAATCTAGGGACACCTTTAAACTTTAGGGGGTTGGATGGACCGAGTAAATAAAATCCTGTAGTTCCTACATTTATATAATATGTTTTTTTCTTATTATAATATAACTCAATATTAGATGCAGGTATTTCAGCTTTAACTTCTTCAAATCTTTTTAATTCTTTTGCATAGATAGCACGTTTATCAAGACCTTCAATTTCAGCTTTTAATTCTGGAGAAGTGGAAAATTTATAAGGTTTGTTTTTCCACTTATCATTTATTGCATCCAATACACCATATGTCATAGCTAAATTACGAATAAATATCTTTTCTTCTTCTGTAGGTTTTGGTTCATCAAAATACCATTTTCCATTGGCATATTTAATAACTAAAGATCCTCCGGAAGCACCTGGAGAAATTTTTAATTCACAGCCAGACTGTTTACCTGCTCTTTGAATCATAAGATCTGGAATATCGGAACCTGCTCCGGCAGGAGTAAAATCTTTTGGAACTATACCCATAGGTTTTAAAACTTTTACTGCGTTTACTTCATATTGAAAACCTTGTTGTGCAGTACTAACCATTTCTGTAATGTATCCTCTAAAAGTTTGCATAAATATATTCCTATAGAATTAATCCTTTATTCTATTTATATTTTTTATTTTTATAAATATAATATGAAGGAATATAGGAGCTAAAAATGTTATCCAGTTTATCGTTTGAAAAAAAGAGTTTACTTTTTGGTCAATTAGCAAGTATAGCATATATGCCGCTTAAAGAAGCAAAGATTGAAGCAAAAAAATTGGGATTTAATAATACTACTTTTTATGATAAAGATGGTGCTCAAGCATATAGATTTATGAATAAAAATGATATTGTTATTGCATGTAGAGGTACTGAACCAACTCAATGGAATGATATTAAAGCAGACTTAAAAGCCATACCAGTTATGGCGGAAACAGTAAGTAGAGTACATAAAGGATTTAAACAAGAAGTAGATGATTTGTGGCCAATGGTAAAACCAGAGTTAGAAACAAAAACAAATTTAACAAAAAATCTTTGGTTTTGTGGACATAGTTTAGGTGCAGCAATGACTACTATTATGGCAAGTAGAGCATTTCATGATGATAATCTTACAGATCCGACTGAAGTATATACATATGGTTCTCCAAGAGTAGGTTGGAAAAAATATGTTAAAAGTTTAGGAATGACTCATCATAGATTTGTAAATAATAATGATATTGTCACTAGAGTTCCTTTGTGGATTATGGGATATAGACATCACGGTACTATGCACTATTTTAATAGACATGGAGATTATAGTAAAGCCACCGGTTGGAATAAAGTAAAAGATAGATTAATGGGTATGTGGATAGGTTTAAAAAAAGGTAAAATAGATAACATTGGTGATCATCCAATGGGATCTTATATTCCATGTTTAGAAAAAATGCAACAATAGTTTTCTGTTTAGGACTTCTTATAGCGTGTGAACCTATAGAATATTCCTCTAAAGATATTACTAAACCTGCTGAACAGTATTTGGGTTTAGATGAAAATAGAAATAGAAAACAATTAAAAGAATTAGTAGGTATAGATCCGGCTCGTATTGAATGGTGTGCAGCATTTGTAAATGCAATTCTTGATATGCAAGATATACCTGGATCTGAATCAGTGAGTGATTATCCTTTAATGGCTCGTAGTTTTTTAACTTGGGGTGAAAAAGTTCACCAAGATGATATACAGAAGGGTGATATAGTAATATTTCCTAGGGGGGATAAAAATTGGGAAGGTCATGTCGGTTTTTTTATAAGAAAAACGTTTGATAATAATAAGGAAAAATGGATAATACTAGGTGGAAATCAAGATAACACTGTAAGCTATGCTGAATATATTCCTAAAAAAGCAATAGCTATAAGAAGAAAAATAAATTAAGTGTTTACTTTTCCTAAAAAATATATTAGAATAAAAGAATCTAATGGAGAAGAAAATGAAAAAAACTTTAACTGCAATAATCTTAGCTATGATTTCATCGGCGGCTATAGCCGATATTAGAGCTGCAGAAGTTTGGTATGTTGAAAATGTAAATGTTCAACAACAAACTCAAGAACCAAGTCAACAATGTTCTTTACAGCAAGTTCCAGTATATGGTACGATACATAATCAACATGCATCAGGAATTAATAATAACGTTCTTGCTGGAGCTATTATCGGTGGATTAATTGGCGGAACCTCTAAAGGTAGTGATTCTGGGATACTTCCTGGTATGATCGTAGGCGGGCTTCTTGGTAGCACAACACCAGGAGCACAAAGACAAAAGATTATAGGTTATAAAACCCAAGAAGTTTGTAATACTGTATATCATCCTATAAATCAGCAAGTCAAGTCTCAAATAGTTCATTGGAAATATGGAAGTAAACGTGGTTACTTTTATAGTAATCAGAAACACTTTGTAGGTCAGACCGTAATGGTTGATGTGGATATGTAATAAAGGTTTATATCATGAGAAACGTGAATACACAGAATACTTTTTCTGTTGATAATGATGGTCACATTCGTCTTAAAACAAGCTCGACACCCAAAGATATGGGCATCCAAAACGGAGATACATTTGCAGTTTTAATAATTGAAGGCGAAGCCGTTTTAGTGAGAATGGAATTAGAATTGAAAGAGTAATGAAAGAATCTAATTTAAAATCTCGTAAATTAATTTTTCTAAAAGATATAATTGAAACCAAAGTTCGTAAAGAACAAGAGTTGGCTTATTATCAGAAAAAACTTGAAGAATTAAAAGAAAAAATGAACTATCTTCGTCATGATATTGACTTGACTAATACTATCATTAATATTATTGAAGAAGAAAAAATTATTGATTTTAAAGAGCAAATGGAAGAAAGATTGCTTCTAAAGGATGATAAATAAAGTGACGTGTAATAATCACCATTTATTTTTTGAACCATTAAAAAATGGTCACTTTAAAGCAGTTGATACATGGTGTGGGTATAAGATAAATCAAAAAATTTGGTATTGTTCAGATAAATGTAAAGATAAAGGCATTGAAGGATCACCTAAAGGATATATATCATCTGATGACGAACCTATAATGAACGATTAAAGGAAATTATATGAGTAAACTTCCATATGCATTTAAAAGAGATTTACAAAATTTAATTCAAGCTCACAGATTGGATAATATCTGTGGAAAACCAACTTACTTATTAGCGGATTATATAATGAAACAAATCGAAGCTTTTCAAAGTCAACATATTGAACCTAGAAATTGGTGGAATGATATAAATAGTAATGTACCATCCCCTGTTTTTGAAAAAGGTTATCCTTCATATGAAGCGGTAAATAAAGATCAGCCGGTTCAAGAAAGATATCATGAATATATGGGAAGAATGTTAAAGGAAAATGCAGATGAGTGATATTTTTGATTTTGGTTTTACAGCAGTAGATGAATCTGAACTAGAAGCTGTACAAGCTCTTGGTGCAACTGCTAAAGATGTAGAGGAAAAAGCTTCTACTACGCAAGACAAACTTGATAAGTTGTATAACGCTATTATCCCGCTTTTAAATAATCTTAAAGCAAATCCAGAAAAAGAATATATTCTCTGGCCGAATCGGTTATCAAAAGTAGAAGCCTTTGAAACACATTTAACAGATATATACAATTCATAAAATTATAAGTTATTTATTTTATTAGATTCTTTTTTGTTTACATTTCATACAAAATGTAGTATGTTATAAGTGTAGGCAATGAAAGGATCTATAATGCAGATTATTAACTCACATCAGAAAGCGCTTTACAATCATCTAAAACAAAAAGGATGGAATCATGAAGTTATAAGCGCTTATCTTAAATATGAGAGAAATAAAAAATCCATTATTCATACTAAAAGAATTACTCTTGGTACAGATTCTCAAAAAACAAAAACATATAAAGCCGAATGGGCTTTTGAAGCAAAGTGTAAGAACGATATTATAGACTTTGATGATTTAAAAGAAGCCGAAAAATTTATGAAACGAGTCATAAATTCAAAAACTTGGCTTCAACTTTGCGGCGGATTGGGACGTAGAATACCAATATTAGAAACAAACGGGTTTCGTGGTAAAACAGCAGGACGTGCCTTTGTAAATAAGATACAGCTTTGTCCTAAAAATGGAATGAATTCATATACCTTATTACACGAACTTGCACATGTGGCTGGGTATATGCATCACGATGTAGGATTTCGCATTTGCCTTCTTAAATTAGTGTCTCGTTTTATAGGTAGAAAGCCTGCTGATGAATTAAAGAAACAATTCAAAGCTCTGAAACTAAAAGTTACTATTAGTAATCATATTAAATCTCCTGAACAGTGGCTCAAAACATATGAAAGATTAGAAAATGCAAGGGCTGCTCGAGCAGCCTAATACTTTTGTATATGGAAAGATAATGAGTATAGGTATACATTTTAGGGGTTTACAAACCATTAAAAATGTGATATGTTCAAAATATAAAGAAAGGAATAAAGTATGATTAACAATATGAATAAGATAATCTTAACAGATTGCGATGGAGTTCTCATGAACTGGGAATTTGCTTTTAATCTTTGGATGAAACATAAAGGTTATTCAGTCGCTCCAGGTAAAGAAAATGCTTATGATATGGGCGAGCGTTATGATTTAGATAATCAAACTAAAAAATTAGTTGTTCAAACTTTTAATGAATCCGCAGCTATTGGTTTTCTACCTCCCCTACGTGATGCAATGTATTATGTAGATTTACTTCATCGTAAACATGGATTTACTTTTCATATGATTACATCATTATCTCTTGATCCATCAGCTCAAGCTCTTCGGATTGAAAATACTAAAAAACTATTTGGTGAAACAGCATTTAGTAGTTTTTCTTTTGCAGATACTGGTGCTGATAAAGATGATGTTTTGGAACCATATAGAGATACTGGATATATTTGGCTTGAAGATAAAACAGAAAATGCCGAACTTGGAGATCGGCTCGGATTAGAAAGCATTCTTATTGAACATGGTCATAATATGAATAATAAACAATTCCCTTTAATGAAAAACTGGAGAGATTTATATGAATATGTCACTGTCTGAACTATTAGTTTTAAGATCCGAGTATGAAGACTTGGCAAGAAATTTTGATGTTGCTGAGGATAAGCGTCATGGAGTTATAAATAGCTTAGAGTGGTTTAAACGATATGGTAATCGCAAAAACAGATTTAGAAATGGCTATGATAGAGCAATAGAAATATGTAATGTCATGCTGAAAGAAATTAAAAGGGAATAGGAATGCCATCAAAGTCAGTCCTTATAGCACGAGCTTTTAGTAAAACAGGGGTCTTATCTACAGTTATAGATTCGGCTCCTTCCTTGTCATATGGAGATAATAATGTTTTATCTTTAATAGATTCTTCATATGTTTCAAGTAGGGCCCCGGCGGGTTATACTGATGGTGACGTCTTGTTGTTAATAGATTCGGCTTATGTTACGGCTCGAGCTCCAGCCGGTGGTGGAAGTTCTATAACTACGTACGCTAATCTTGCTGCCTTTCCTTCAACTGGAAATACACTTTCAGATCAAGGATATGATGAAGAAACGGATACTTTATACATATGGAACGGGACTCAGTGGCTGGATATAAATAGACAAACAGTGTTTTCTTATTACTTAGTAAATGCTGGAAATTTCACTGGACCAAAAGAAGGCACTCAAACGATAACACCTAACAACAATATTACGCTCGTTAATCTTGCGGCTTCAATAGATGCCGAGGTTGGATCCGCTGTGATATTTGATGTTGAAAAAAATGATTCTGCGGTTCAAACATTTACAATACCTTCAGGTCAAACTGAAATAAACGCAAACTTTAATTCAAACATAACCTTTACAAACACCGATAATATATCAGTTGATATAACTTCCGGAAGCGCAAAGGATCTGGTCGTAAAAATAAACTATAAGGAAACATAAAAATGGCAGTTACAGTTACAGATAACTCACTTAGTACAAACGCTAGGTATGTAGTTTATTCTGGAAGTACGGTAGCAGACGATGCTCAGACAATTCTACTTGGTATCAAAGATGCACTTGTTAATCTAGGATGGACTAAATGGGATAATGCTGGAGCAAATGCAGTGCTGGGTACAGCTGCTGATGCAAAAATCATTATGAGAAAAGAAACTTACGATAACGCGAGTTCTGGCCACTATAAGTACATGATACTTAGGTTGAGTTCAACGGGATCGGCTCATACTCTTAAGATAGCATATGCTGCTGATCACTCAAATAATGCGTCTTATAACAGTTGGGTAAACATAGCATATAACAGAACATCGTTTAATGACAATGAAGGCAAAGCTATTACTTTATCATTTTTATCAGGAGGATCCATTTGGATATTTGTCGAAGATCATTCTATTGTTTTTAAGTTTACGGGAACTGGATTCACTGAAGCCACTCAGGGTTCATGTTTATATTTTGGAGAGTATGAGAAAATATTTGGAGAAGCCTGTGATGCTTCTACTGGTTACATACACAATGGCGTTGCTATAGACGGAAATGATTTTGTGACTCGTACTGGAACATTTGGCTATTATAATGGTATATGGGCAAATGGGTCTTACGGTGGATCAGCCTCTGGCTATGTTGGATATGTAAATCCAAAACTAGCCGGTACCGGTGGAGGTTTTGGGTCTCAGTTTGCTTTAACAGAATATCCACAAGCAGCTGGTTCTACATATACTATTTTGCGCGCCGGTCAGGCGAATTGGAATGCTCCATTAGCTTCGACTTCAGCCACTGATGCTGATGGTATACTTGATTATACCCGAGCACATCTGGGATGGTTAGGATGGATAGGACATGTGGCCCCGGCGCACATATCTAACTTAGCAACGGTAATTGATGGTTCCCAATCCCAAAGCGTTCCTCAAACGGATATGTTTACTTCTGGATATTGGAGATACACTACTACTCCAGTGGAAGAGATAGCACAATTTTTGCCCAATCCTTCTAGCCCGTCATCAATAGCTCTATATGAACCTGTGATTTCTTCTGGAACTGTTAATTATAATCATCTTACCTCTTCCAGCGCTCATTCATATGATAGCTACAGTTCTAGTTCACAAAGAAGAGGATTTGCTATACATGGAAAGCTTTTAGGTTTTAGAATGTCTGCAGGTCAACCGCCTACTGAATCAGGGGGCTATCAGTTTTTAGATACCGGAACTATACCTTTAGACGCCGATGGTTACTATAGTGCTTCTGGTACACCTACTTCATGTTGGGCAATTCCAATATTTAACGGTACTAGAGCAAGCGCGTGCATATGGGTTAAGAAATGACTTTAGCAAATAATCCAACACCTGATTCAATAGGTACTGGGGATTTTTATTTTGATTCAGCTGGAGATATTGTTGAAGCTAATACCGATTTAGTTTCGGCTATATCTCTTTCTTCTACATCATCCACAGGATCTTTAGAATTTTCAAACATATCTTCATCCAATCCAAAAACTGGATTTAACAATACGGAAATATTAGAAGCACAATCTATAACATCAACCTCGTCTACAGGAGTTTTAGAATACGCAAACATATCTTCATCCAATCCAAAAACTGGATTTAACAACACAGATATATTTGAAATTCAATCTGTATCATCTCATACGCCTACTGCTATTATTACACAAGCAGAAATAAAAGCAAATAATCCAATTACTGGATTCGGCACTTCTGGTGTGGATCCAAAAATAATTAAATACGAAATGACAATAAGGATATAAAACAAATGTCTGAAGAATTACTTGCTACTTTAAAAGTACAAATGAAACACCTCATAGATGAAGCTTGTGATATCTATATGTTTAACATTTCAACAGATACACACAGCAGAATTAGAATGAAAGCCGCTCAAGATTTTAATAGTAGAATTTGGCTTTTACATTTCGATGAATCAAATGCTTGGATTGCTTCAACAGGAGCTCCCGCAAATAATGCTGATCATTATACGCAGGTCGCTTTGTGGGAGAATCTTCCAGTTGAAAAAATGGTTCCTCCTGTTGAAATAAGCGAAGACTCTGCATAAATAACCAAAGCTTAATTATTTTTTTATATAAATAGTAGCAAATACTATTTAATAGGAAAGTTATAATGGCTGCAGTTACATCAAGAGATGAATTATCCGAATATTGTTTAAGAAGGCTTGGCGCTCCAGTTATAGAGATAAACGTTGATCCAGATCAAGTTGAAGATAGAATAGATGAAGCCCTTGAATTTTTTCAAGAGTTTCATTCTGATGCTACACTGCGTACTTATTTCAAACATCTTATAACAGAAACAGATGTAGAAAACGAGTACATTACAATGCCTAATAATATAGACATTGTTTCTAAACTTTTTCCCGTTTCAAGTTCTAGTAATAACAGCATTGATATGTTCAGTGTTAAGTATCAAATGATGCTTAATGATATTACTGATCTTCAAAACTTTGCTGGTGATCTTGCGTATTATACTCAACTACAGCAATATTTAACTTTGATTGATATGAAGTTAAATGGTTTGCCTCAAGTACAATTTTCCAGACATCAGAACAGACTTTATATTTTTGGAGATTTTAATGATAAAGATATAAAAGCTGGAGACTATATTGTGGCTGAAGTATATCAGATAATTGATCCAGATACACATACCAATGTTTACAATGATAAGTTTATCAAAGCGTATAGTACCGCACTTATCAAGAGACAATGGGGTGCTAATCTTTTAAAGTTTGAAGGAATGCAACTACCCGGTGGTGTGATGTTAAACGGGCGGCAGATTTATGAAGATGCAATGCAAGACATTGAAAAACTTGAAGAGAATATACGCCTAGAGCATGAAATGCCAGCAGACTTTTTTGTAGGATAATAGATGGCTCTTAATCATTATTTTAATCAGAAAGCCAAAAATGAACAAAATCTCTATGAAGATATAATCATAGAGAGTCTAAAAATATACGGTCAAGATGTATATTATTTGCCTCGTGAGATAGTAAACGAAAATGATATATTTGGTGAAGATGTCCCATCTAAATTTTCTTCAGCTTATAAAATAGAAATGTATATAGAAAATACAGAAGGATTTGACGGAGAAGGTGATCTATTTACCAAATTTGGTGTTGAAATAAGAGATGCTGCTACATTTATAGTTTCCAGAAAGAGATGGACTAATGTAGTTGGCCAAATGAACAATAAAATAGAAAGTATTAGACCTAGAGAAGGTGATCTAATTTATCTTACTCTTACAAATAAACTATTTGAAATTATGCATGTTGAACACGAACAGCCTTTTTACCAACTAAGCAATCTTCCTACATTTAAATTAAGATGCGAGCTATTTACATACAGTGATGAAAGACTTGATACAAACGTTGATGTAATTGATAATATAGAAAAATTAGGCTATAATCTTAAACTGCTTATGAATCAAGGTGTTGATAGTATTAATTCTCGTTACTCATATGACTTTATGGAAGGTGAATTTGTTCAACAAACTCTATCAAATGGTAAAGTTCTCACAGCTGAAGTTCTTGAATATAATCAACAATTAAATTATGTTGTAGTTTCTCATATAAGCACAAGTGATGGTAGCTACGGAATGTTTGTTCCTGGAACTATAACTAATACAAGAGAAAGAAATATATCAGGTGCTCTTGCATTTGTTGGTGATTCTTCAATACAAGTTGAAAGAACACTTATTAGTATAAATGAAAATATTTACGGTGATAGTAGTTTTGCACAAAATGATGTATTTGATACAACCGAAAATTCATTTGCATTAGATTTCCTAGACTTTTCTGAAACTAACCCATTTGGTGATCCAGAGGATTTATAATGTTTACATATTTTTACCATCAGAGAATAAGAAAGTCAGTAGCTTTATTTGGAACCCTTTTTAATAACATTTATGTTATTCGTAAAGATAAAACTGGAAAATCAATTAGTCAAATTAAAGTGCCTTTAGCATATGCACCAAGAGAAAAATATTTAGAAAGAATTAGAACAAATCCAGATTTAAGAAATAATTCTCAGATTGCTCTTAAACTTCCTAGAATGTCATTTGAAATTACAAGTATTGGATATGACCCAGAAAGAAAACTTCCTAAATTAAATAATTATCATAGAGGTATTACTAATACAACAAGGGATAAGTTTTTTTCTCCAAGTCCATATCAGATTACTTTTCAATTAAATATTTTTTCTAAAAATCAAGACGATGCCTTACAAATAGTTGAGCAGATTCTTCCTTACTTTAATCCTCAATATACTATTAGTATTAAACCTTTTAATGATGCTCATTCTGATATAGTTGAAGATGTTCCTGTTACAATACAGGGTGTAAATTTTAGTGATGATTTTGAAGGAACGCTTGAAAATAGAAGAACAATTATTTATACATTAGATTTTGGAATGTCTGTTAACTTTTACGGTCCAATTGATCCTCAATCAATTGTTCGTCGTGTGGATACTACCATACATCAAGCTGTAGATTTCAGTGTTACCGATGATCCAAAATTAGAAAGAATTATTACCACACCGAATCCTATTGAAGTTAATCCAGATAGTGATTATGGATTTGACACAACATTAGACGTATATGATAATGAACCAGAAGTTATATTATCATCACTATATGTCGAAGATGATTATGTATTATCAGGTTATGTAGACTCTTCGGGTGCATAAAAACAGGAGATAGAAATGCCAATTGTTCTTAGAAACAGTAAAAACTCTGCTCTAACACACTCGGAGCTTGACGGAAACTTTACGGATCTTGATACTCGAGTTAATTCAAAAGCAGATTCATCTACTATTACAGGAATAGTAGATCAAGATTATATTAGAAATAGACAGATTACATATTTGGATTCTGTTGATATTACATCAAGGATTACATCACTTATTGATTCTAATTATATACAAACAAGACAAAATACTTATGATAATGCAGATGTTAATACTCACTTAAATCTTGGTAATGCTGCTCCTAATCAAATTCTTAGTTGGACAGGTGCAGACTTTGATTGGATTAATCAGACATCAGGAACTGGTGGAGGAATTGATTCTGCTGTAGTTATTAATATTGTAGATTCAGCATATATTCAAGCTAGACAACAGACAGCAGTAACTTATACAAATTCAGATGTTGACACTCATCTAAACACAAGCACCGCAAGCGCAAATGAAATTTTAAGTTGGACTGGTACTGATTATGATTGGGTAGCACAGTCGGGTGGTGGTAGCGGATTGGATTCTGCGGGTGTTGCTTCTTATTTGAATGGAGGTTGGAACTTTCATCTTATTCCTGATACAAATTCTACTTATGATATCGGCAGCGCAGAATATAAGGTAAGACACTTATATTTAAGTGATAATAGTTTATATTTCGACTCTGGTCAGACTAGTATAGGATTTGAAACTATAGGAACTAGTAAAAATCTTAAATTTAATAATAATGTAGTAAAAGAAGCATCTCATACCGAAGAAGCAGGCGGACCAGTTGATATAAGTAAAACAAACCATTTTGTTACTACAGGAGCTACATATGACCTTCCAAATGGAGAGTATGTAGGACAAGAATTAAAATTCTGGCATAAAACACAAGGCGGAACAAACATAGTTAGAGTGAATGTGCTTAATGCAAAATGGAGAAATGGTGGTGGAGTACTAAGTACTATTCCTAATATGTTATGGGATCAAGATAAAACAAATACTGCATGCTATGGCTGCATCTGGGATGGTGAAGCTTGGATTATTGGAGAAGGTTCATTAGGAGCATAACGTGAGTGAAGATAGAGTAGATGATGACTTCGAATATTCAAGAAGAACTTATTATGATCTAATAGAAAAAGGTCAGGGTGCTCTTGAAGAGATGATGGAAGTCGCTAAGCAACTGGAACATCCCAGAGCATTTGAAGTTGTATCTGGGATGATTAAAAATATATCAGACGTAAATGATAGACTTATGGATCTTCATAAGAAAAAGAAAGATTATTTAAAAAAAGACGAACCTAAACAGGTTGAAGGAACAACCAATAATAATCTTTTTGTTGGTTCTACCGTAGAACTGCAACGTATGCTTCAAGATATGAATAAAAAACAAGATAATGTAATTGATATTACGGACAGATTAAGAGATGAATCAGAGTGAAAGTTACCTCGGTAACCCAAACGTAAAACGTGATGGTATTGTTCAGCAGTGGACTCAAGAACAGATAAATGAGTATGTAAAGTGTTCTCAAGATTCTTCATACTTTGCAAAAAATTACTGTAAAATTATATCGCTTGATAAAGGATTAGTGCCTTTTATTTTATATCCATATCAAGAGAAAATGTTTAAACATTTTAATGATAATAGATTTTCAATAGTTCTTGCTTGTCGGCAATCGGGTAAATCTATTTCTTCTGTTGCTTATTTGCTTTGGTTTGCATTATTTCATCCCGAAAAAACTATTGCAATTATGGCAAATAAAGGTGCTACTGCAAGAGAAATGCTTAGTAGAATTACTCTTATGCTTGAAAACTTACCGTTCTTTTTACAACCTGGATGTAAAGCACTTAATAAAGGATCTATAGAATTTAGTAATAATTCAAGAATAGTTGCAGCTGCTACATCTGGTTCTTCTATTCGTGGTATGTCTGTTAATCTTTTATATCTTGATGAATTTGCTTTTGTGGAACGAGCAAATGAATTTTATACTTCAACATATCCTGTTGTTTCATCTGGTAAAGATACAAAAGTAATTATTACCTCCACTGCTAATGGTATTGGTAATGTATTTCATAAGATATGGGAAGGTGCTACTCAAGGAGTTAATGAATATAAATCATTTAGAGTAGATTGGTGGGATGTTCCTGGAAGAGATAAAGAATGGGCAAAGCAAACTATTGCTAATACCTCTCAGTTACAGTTTGATCAAGAATTTGGAAATACATTCTTCGGCACAGGAGATACTCTTATTGGTGCTGAAACTTTATTATCTTTAAGAAGAAAAGATCCTATCCAAATAACAAAGGAAGGTGTTAAAATATATGAAAAACCTGTAAAAGGTCATCAATACATTATGACTGTAGATGTTGCAAAGGGTAGAGGTCAAGATTATTCGACTTTTAATTTACTCGATGTGACGGCTAATCCATTTAAACAGGTTGCAGTCTATCGCAACAATACTATTTCTCCATTACTCTACCCAAATATTATTTATAAATTTGCAACCTCTTATAATGAAGCTATGGTGGTAATTGAATCAAATGATGCAGGACAAGTTGTCTGTAATGGTCTATACCACGAATTAGAATATGAAAATATGTTTGTTGAGTCAACCGTAAAAGCTAATTCTCTTGGATTACTTATGACTAGAAAAGTTAAACGTATTGGTTGTTCTTCTTTTAAAGATTTGTTGGAAAACCAAAAAATAGAAATAGTCGATGAAAATACTATACTTGAAATATCTACATTTGTTGCAAAAGGTCAGTCATATGAAGCATCTCAAGGTAATCACGATGATTTAGTAATGAATTTTATTATGTTTAGTTATTTTAGCGGAACAATATTTTTTAATGAAATAACAGATATTAACATTAAAAAAATGATGTTTGAAGAAAGAATGAAAGAAATTGAAGATGATATATTACCATTTGGATTTATAGATGATGGATTAGATCAGCAACCACAATATGATCCAGAAAGAGAAGGATGGGCTGTTGAGTATAGTCATGAAAACTTCTAAACTCATTTTTATATAAATACTATTAATTGAAAAAAAACGTATTATGGAATAGCTTATAATTTACCAAAATGGAAAAAGGAAAGAGACATGGCTTTATATACAGCATCAGAGTCTCCGGCAATTATTACTCGTGAAGTTGACCTAACTAACGGAGTCCCAAACGTACCTACATCAACCGGGGTATTAGTAGGAGATTTTCGCTGGGGTCCTGTAAATCAGCCGGTACTCGTTAACAACGAAGCAACTCTTGCAAGTAAATTTGGAAATCCTGATCAAGACGAAGATAGAGCAGTAGATTTCCTTAGTGCATCGAGTTACTTACAATATTCAGATGATCTTTATGTCATTAGAGCAATCACAAAATCTACAGCTACTGGCGGAGCACAAATTCCAGCAGTACTTACTGCAACAACCGCAAATGGTATTATTACTGCAGTTTCTGTAGCACCAAATGGCGGTTATACTTCTGAACCAACAGTTACAATTTCAGCACCAGATTCTGGCGAAACTCCAGTATTTACTGTAGTTTATGACGCAGTAAATGATGAAATTGATTCAATTACTGTACTTAATGATTCAGACGGTCAAGGTAATATTACCTATAGATACGATACTCCACCAGTATTTACAATTACTGGAGGCGGAAGAGAAACGGTTGCAATTAATGCATATGATGCCACAAACACACCAGAAACATTACCTGTTGTAGAAAATCGTGATGGTTGGGATGCAGACAAATCAGGTCATGCAAACAACAATCATCTTACCATTGCTAAATGGCCTGGTGAACTAGGAAACTCATTAAAAGTTTGCTATTGTGGTGCTAATGATTCAGATTTCACTAACTGGACTTATACTGCAAGCGCTGGTCAAACAATTAATTTAAGTTCATATTTTACTGGAGCTCCAGGAACATCACAATTTGCAGCCGATAGAGGTGCTTCAAATGATGAAGTTCATGTTGTTGTAATTGATGAAGATGGTGAATTTACTGGCGTTCCCAATAGAGTACTTGAAGTTTTCCCATTCTTATCTCTTGCATCAAATGCAAAAACAGAACAGGGTACGGTAAATTATGCACCTGATGTTGTTGCTAAAAGTTCAAGTTATATTTGGATTGCTAAAATGCCAGCAGCATTTGGTTCAAATGCAGGTACTGCAACAACTAATGGTAAAAATTATGCAGGGCCCGGAGTTTTAACACATTCTACAAGTCTTGTAAATGGTTCAAATTCGGGAAGTATAAGTTCTGCTGAATATGCAACAGCATTTGCAACAGTAAATGATCCAAATAATATATCTGTAGATTTCTTAATTGCTCCAGGTATGGGTAGTGCATCAGAACAACAAACTGTAGTAAACAATATGGTATCTATTGCAGAAAACGATAGAAAAGACTGTGTAGTTGTTACGTCTCCAAACAGAGCTGCAATAATAGGAAGTGCTAATCCTAGAACAGATATTATTGCTGCACAATCTAGTAATGTATTTACTCGTAGTTCATATCTATTTGCAGATTCAAATTATCTTAAGGTATATGATAAATTTAATGATAGATATATCTTCATACCTGCTGCAGCTTCAACTGCTGGTATTATGGCAGCTTCAGATAATGATACAGCACCTTGGTTTTCACCCGCTGGAACAAGAAGAGGAAGATACTTTGGTGTAACATCTCTGGCATATAACCCAGATAAATCTGATAGAGATGAACTATATAAAGCTGGATTTAATCCAATTGCAAATATTCCAGGGCAAGGAATTACTTTATATGGTGATAAAACTCATCTATCAAGACCTTCTGCATTTGATAGAATTAATGTTCGTAGATTGTTCCTTACTCTCGAAAGAGCAATATCTTCGGCCGCTCAAAATATTCTCTTTGAATTCAATGATGAATTTACAAGAGCTGAGTTTGTAAATATTGTAGAACCAGTTCTTAGAAATATTCAGGGCAGAAGAGGTATTACTGATTTTAAACTTGTGTGTGATGAAACTAATAATACACCAGAAATAGTTGACACAAATCAGTTCATAGCAAATATCTTCATTAAACCCGCAAGATCGATCAACTTCATTACTCTTAATTTTGTAGCGGTAAGATCTGGCGTTTCTTTTGAAGAAGTCGTCGGCGCAGTATAATAGGGGTATATAAAAATGGCAATTTTAGGCGTAAATGATTTTAAATCAAAACTTAGAGGTGGAGGCGCACGCCCAAATCTCTTTCAAGTAATATTAACTTTCCCGGCTTATGTTACCGGGGACGTTGAACTTGCATCATTCTTAATTAAAGCTGCTCAGATGCCGGCTTCAACTATGGGAACAATTCCAGTACCATATAGAGGGCGTCAATTGCAGATAGCTGGAGATAGAGTATTTGAGCCATGGACAGTTACTGTTATTAACGACACTGATTTTAAAATTAGACAGTCAATGGAACAGTGGATGAATGGTATAAATGCACATCAAGCAAATACTGGTCTTACTAATCCAGCAGATTATCAAGTTGATGCTGCAGTACAGCAGTTGGATAAAGATGCTTCTGTTCTATATGAATACAGATTTAGAGGTATTTTCCCAACGGCAATTTCTTCAATTGATCTATCTTATGAAAATGTAGATACTATTGAAGAATTTGGTGTGGAGTTCCAACTTCAATATTGGGAGAGTATTACTCCTGATGGGTCTACAGTAACTACTTAAAAGTTGAATAAATATAATTTGGTTAGGGGAAAAATTCCCCTAACCTTTATATAGTTAAAGGATAGTTATGGCAGATAATTCAATTAAGCTTTTTGGATTTGAAATCAAAAGGGCTAACTCATCTGAAAAAGCACAGCAGAAAATTAAATCGGTTGTTCCTCAAACCGATGATGATGGTGCTGGTTATATTACTGCTTCCGGTAGTCATTTTGGTCAATATTTAGATATAGACGGAAGTTCTGCAAAAGATAATTATCAGATGATAAGAAAATATCGTGGTGTTGCAGTACATCCAGAAGTAGATAATGCTATTGAAGATATTGTTAATGAAGCGATTGTTGGTGATGAAGATATAGAACCTATTAGTCTTACACTTGAAGATGTTGAATTTCCAGAAAATGTTAAAAAACAAATACAAGAAGAATTTGAAAATATTCTTGGTATGTTAAATTTTTCAGAAAACGGACACGATATATTTAGAAGATGGTATATTGATGGTAGATTATATCATCATTTAGTAGTTGATGAAAAAAATGAAAAAGCTGGAATACAGGACATTAGATTTATAGACGCTTTAAAAATTCGTAAAATGAAAGAGGTAAAAAAGAAAAAAGACCCTCTTACAAATGCGGATATTATAGAAAGTGTAAAAGAGTATTATGTTTATCAAGAAAGACCAGGTCAAGAAAGACAAGCAGTAAAGTTTACTCTTGATTCTATCAGTTATGTAACATCAGGACTATTAGATGAAACTCGTAAAAAAGTAGTATCTCATTTACATAAATGTATTAAACCAATTAATCAGTTAAGAATGATGGAAGACTCGCTTGTCATTTATAGACTTGCTAGAGCACCAGAACGTAGAATTTTTTATATTGATGTAGGTAACTTACCAAAAGGTAAAGCTGAAGAATACATGAAAAATATTATGACCAAATATCGTAATAAATTAGTATATGACGCTCAAAATGGAGAACTAAGAGATGACCGTAAACATATGTCTATGTTGGAAGATTTTTGGTTACCTCGTAGAGAAGGTGGTAGAGGTACTGAAATCTCTACTTTACCAGGAGGAGAAAATCTTGGTCAGATAGATGACATAGTTTATTTCCAAAAACGTGTTTATCGTGCATTAAACGTTCCTATTAATAGATTAGAACAGGAAGCACAATTTTCTCTCGGACGTTCAACAGAAATATCAAGAGACGAAGTTAAATTTCAAAAATTTATTGATAGACTTCGTAAAAAATTTAGTCACTTATTCTTAGGAATCTTAAAAAAACAGCTTATTTTAAAAAAGATCATTACCGACTCTGATTGGGATAATCACAAAATACATTTTAAAATTGATTATGCAAGAGATAATTATTTTGCAGAATCTAAAGAAAGTGAAATATTAAAAGATCGAATTCAAACTCTTGATATGATGCAACAGTATGTTGGAGAATATTATACTAAAGATTGGGTTATGAGAAATGTTCTAAAGTTTACCGAAGAAGAAATGAAAGAAATGGAACAAGACGTAGATGATGAAAATCAAGAAAAAGCAGATGAGATAGATAATATTGAATCTGATAACACATAGCTCAAAGTTTTTAGATAATGTATGATTTAATAACCTATACAACAAATAAAGGGCAAAGTGGAACACTAGATCCGTCTAGTTCGCCAAGTATTATAACAAGAACGATTGATTTTGATACAGTCTGGATTGATCTTTCTGTAGATTTAGAACAATCACCAAATCCAGAATATATTCGTGGTTGGTTTTTTGAACTTAATGAATTACCTGGATATAGTTTTTATCCAAATTCATCTGCAATTCAAACTGGATTAAATCCTCCAGAAAAAAGAATATTTACATCAAATCAGAAAATTAGATTATACATAGATTTAAATACTATGTTACAACTTGATGGTTTAAGACCTCATGACTTTGTTTTATCTACAGTTGTTGCAACATCAGAAGAAAATTTAAAAAGAGGAAATTGGATAGAAACTAATCGTTCCGATTTATTTTTTACCATATATGCAAATGGTAATCCTCCTGTGGAATTTTTGGATGTATTACCAGAAACTTTATTTGAATCAGATTTCGGAGAACCAACAAGAAGTCTTACTATAGACTCTGCCTATATTAATGGGATGAGGGTTGACTCTGCACATATTAGACACTTAGCATATGTAAATCTCTTAGAAGGCGATTCTGCTTATTTTACTAATGTTACAACTAATAAAATATTAACAGATTTGTTATCTGCAAATATTAATAGTGATATATCTATTTTATCTAATCTTAATATAGATTCTAATAAAATAATAGGTATAGGATCAGAAAATAGTGGTAATGTATTAGATTTAGACTATGATGAACCAACAGATAGAAATAATAGTATAGCTCTAACTTCAGTTCAATCTATTCATAATTTTTTAGATGTGAATAATAGTGAAGATAGTAATTATTGGGCTTTATATAATAATTTAAATGCATATAGTGATTCAATTAATAGAAATAATGCAATATTTTTAATTGATGAAGATGGTACTGTTACAGCAAAAGCTATAAATGTAAATCAGTATATTTTAGACAGTGATGGATTAAAATGGTCTAATGATAGTAATGCAAGAATATATTATGATAGTAATTTAAAATTATGGAAAATAGAACCTGGTTTATTTGAGATAGTAGATTCAGAACAAATTATTGAAAATAATCCTCTTTTATCTATTATATCAACTGGGAGAGACGGTCAGTTTTTATCTTTTGCAGAATCAGCAGAATCTTATTATTTAGATTATGCATTAAAAACCGGAAGATTTATAATAGATGAACAAACTTTGGCAGAGGAAAAAGATTATATTCCTGATACAGAATTAGAGTCTATGGATTCTAATGCTAAGTACATATATTATGATCGGTTTAGTAGATTTTCGCATCTTTATGATCAAGGAGTTACATTTCCACTTACTGATTCTGATGCTCAACTTTTAGATTCTGATGCTCAAGTTTTAAGATATGATGAAACAACAAATTCAATATATGGCGATTTTGCTACAACGGCTTTTTCTGGAATTATATCTCCTAAAAGATATGATACTTATAGAGTAAAAGCAACGTTTAATTCAACCACACCTACTGATTTTCCTATATTTTTAGTAGTTGCTCAATTAAAAATACGGGGAAAAGAATATACAATTAGTGCGTTCAGAAGACCTAAAGGAACTTTACAAACTTATGGAGATTATTTAGAAACTGGACAAATAATTACAGAACCTCCTTCATGGGGTTTAGTTTATAATTTTGGTCAAAAAGATGCATACTATTTTGATTTTGATTGGGTATCAAGAGGATCTGCACCGGCACCTGTTACACCAAATTTTGAAGGTGAAAGTACAAGCGATTGGGTTTCTTCTGGTCAGACAACTGTTTTTGCAGAAAAGGTTGGAAATGTAATAAGTGTTGTAACAAATCAGTTTGGTGATACTAATATTGAAAATTTTGAATTTAGAACTGGAATTGAATTAGATATTGAAAAAGCAATTGCTAACGGCAAAACTTTTCTTGCACCATTTTTAAATGCAGAAACTTCTTATGGTTTTGGTGTTAAAGGGCAGAGTGGTGTTATTATATCAGATATAGCATTTGAAACAGAAGATCCTGAAAAGTATATATTTGATTTAAAAAATGATATAGTTTATACTTATATTTCCGAAAGAAATTTAACAGAAGGAAATTATCCTACAGTACCAGTTTTAGTTGAAAATGCGGGCTATTATGCTTTGGATAGTAGTGTTGGTGTTAGCGATATTATGAAAACAGGAAGATTCTTTTATAATGAAAGAACTAAGACACTATTTTGGAAAGATCCAGATAATACATATAAACTTATACAGGAAGTAGATTTAAATAGAGACTTTTTAGGTAAATATATTGAACTAAGAGGCACAGGTTTAAATAATAATTCACCAGCATATCTTTATATTAATAATGAACCTGATTATTTTGAATTTGATGAAAATCCAATTTTTTTAAATGGTTACCATGGCCATGGTAGAGGTTTGAATCTCACTATATTTGGAAATGATGGTACTAAAATTTCTTCTAATACTTATGATACTCATGGCGATTCTGCTAATTCCACATTACTAGCAGATGCTATAAACAATATGTCTAATGGTCAAATTGGAGCAATAACTTCTTATGACGCTTGGATTTCTAATGTAAATGATAAATTAAAAACTGCAGCATTAAGTCAAGGTTTAATGAAATTTTATAATGCACCAAAATTTCCAATTAGAAATCCCTATGCAGCAGTATTTCAAAAAACTGGAAGCGAAACTCCTAGATCACATGAAACAACTTCTGGAGATTCATCACTATCACCACATGCAGATTTAAGTTTTCATATTACAAGAGGAACTTTCCATACTTATGGTCCAGAACAGCCAAATTCTTTATCGGCTTGGAATGGAAAAAAAGAAGCATGGATAGATGAAAACCATAATACAAAAATTAATCAAACTCTTATGCTTACAGAAGGTAGACGTAAGGGCATGGCTTTTGAGGAAACTTCTTTTACTTCTACCGGTATTAATGAAGATAGTGCTAGAATATATCTTACTTCAGAAGAAGATTCTCAAAGAACATTAGTTATCAGAGTTGGAGATGATTTAAATGATAAGATAGCATTTGAAGTTCCGGATATAGATGGTGTTTTACAGAACGGATTTATTAATTTTCATAGAGGAAATTTACATATAGTATATGATCAAACACCGCAATTAGGAGGTGATCTTGATGTACAAGACTTTAGAATTTATAAAGATTCATTAGCATTTGAATTATTCGATCTAGGCTATTCTTTAGGTAAAGGCGATAATAGTATAGCTACAGCTTCACGTCAAAGCATCTTTAATTTTATAGATAAAAATGATAATGAAACGGATAATTTTTTTGGTATCTTTTCAAATAAAGAACCACTAATAGAAGCAACTACTGTTAATGATGCAATATTTGCTGTTATGGAAGACGGTTCCGTTATATTTAATTTTGCTAATGCTGGAACAGGACCAACAGAAATAGGCGGATCAACAGGTAGACAGACTGGGCTAACAACAGATGATGTACCAGAAGGACCTTCAGGATTAAATCTTTATTTTGATTCGGCAAGAGTTTTTCTTGCATTAAAATATGAAAATAATAATGCTAATACTTCATATGATGCTAACGGCGGTGGTATAGGTAATATCACAGTAGATCAAGCAAATAAAACCCTTAAATTTGACGGCATTACTAATACTGACGGTTTGCCCGAAGGTTCTACTAATCTTTATTTTACTGATGAAAGAGCACAAGATGCAGTTGGTAGTATTATGTCTGGAGATGACGATATATCGGTTGTCTACGACGACGGAGCTAATACTATTGCAATAACATCAACACTTACTCAAGAAACAGTATTTGGATTACAGAGTAAGTATTCTTTAACTTCTGCAGGCGGTGGTGCATTAGGTCAAGTTAAATTAAACATTGACTCAAACGGAATTCAAAGAAGTGAAATAGTAAATATTAGAGGCACAAACGGAATTAATGTAAGTGGAGACTCAAATTATATTACAGTCGATGCTTCAGATTTAGTAAAAAATTATAATATTTTAAGTGATAACTTATCTAATGGTGCAGAATTAATTTTAAGAGAAACGGATATTAATAATAATGCAACAGATGATCAAGTAGCATTTATAGGAACTGAAGGTATTTCAATATCACAAACTAATGGTAATAGTATTACAATATCTGGAATTGATCTTCAAGCAGTAAGCAGAATAACAGCCACAGAAAACGGGAATCAAAAATTTATAACTTTAATTGATTCAAGTCCTGTTGCCGGAGTTACTACAACTAATTTATTAGTTACTGGAGCAAATGGTTTAGAAGTTGATGTAGATAGTAATGGAGCCGGTACAACTACTCTTGATTTTAGTGCAGCTGCTTTACAAATTACTTCTACACTTCAAGCTGATAGTTATGAAAAAATTATTTTTACAGAAACTGATGCCGATGGAAACACTTCATCACAATTTATAAGATTTGTAGGTGATGGTGGTATGAGTATTACCTCTAGAGGTCCACAAGGGACTGATGATGGACAAATAACTATAAGTGCAGCTAGTATGCACCACCCCAATACTACCTACGTAACTAATTTTGCAACACCGATTTTAAATCCTACTAATATAGTCGATTTTAACTTAATACACGAAGGACCCGATAGTGGAGAAAATACAACACTAAAAATTAAATCTAAGGACGGAATTTTAGTAGAAGAATCGAATGGTGAACTGGTTATTGGTGCAATAGTCCAGATTGAACAAATTAATAATGAAACAATATCTTTTGAAACTAATGGAGATAGTGGTATTTCTTTTGGTTCTACAACTTCATTTACTACAAATAGTTCAACATCAGAAACCATACAAGTTAATCATGGTGCTACAGGTTCTGGCACTACGGTTGCAACAAATAATAGTGGTCAAACAGTTATACAAAATATTACAGTTGATAAATTTGGTCATATACAATCTACAAGTAATGCTACAGTAGCAGGTCAATATTTAATGAGTGCAACTGATGCTAATAATGATCCGGTTATTAGATTAGATACTCAAGCTAATGGACAAAGTGGTTCTGCAGAAGATGTTATAATTGAAGGGCAGGGTGCGGTAAAAATTTCAGTTGGTACTGGTGGAACAGATAAAATTATAATAAGAGTTGATAGTAGTGATTTTGCAAATATAGCATTTAATGACTTAACTGATGGTAATTCGACTAACACATCAAATAGTAATACTGGCCATGATGTAACTCTTGGAAATCTTAATCACGTAGGACATGTTCCTGCATGGGACGGGACAAACTTTACAACGCGTAAACTAGCTTTCAACGGTCACGATATTACAGATCTGGATGTAGGTGGTGTGGCTTTTGAAGAAGTTTTAGCTTGGGTTGGACCAAATTATCCTGTTGGTGGAGGTCAAAATGCTTGGAGAAATGCAGCTCTAAGCGATTTACTTGATATACCATCCAGTATTGATGATTTAAGTGATGTAGATACAACTACAACAGCACCAACAAATGGTCAAGCACTAGTTTGGGATGGATCGAACTTTGTACCAGGTGATGTTGCAGCTTCGTTAGCTATGAATGATCTTACAGATGTTAGCACATCAAGCATAACTGATGGTCAAGTTTTGATTTATCAAAGTTCATCTTCTAGCTTCATTCCGGGTGATGCAGGAAATACTTACACCGCAGGTGATGGATTGGATCTATCTGTAAGCAACGAATTTAGTTTAGATATTAAAGCAAACATGGGTTTGGTTATTGATAATACAGAGTTATCAATTGACACTACTGTTAAAACCGATAATATACAAGCTCAAACAGCAAGTTCTTCAGTTACATTATCAAACTCTGGTGGAAATACTAAGTTAGAAATTACAAATGATGGTGGCTTAAATTTAAACGGAACCCTTGCTAATACATTTACGGTAAGTGCAGCAGGTGCTGTTGTTGCAGCTGATGATATATCAGCATTTTCAGATGAAAGATTGAAGACCGATGTTAAAACCATAGATAATGCATTATATCTTGTTAATAAATTAAGAGGTGTTTCATTTACTAAAAATAAAAAGAGTGGAATAGGCGTTATTGCTCAAGAGATAGAAAAAATAATACCTGAAGTTGTAAATACGGCAGAAGACGAAATGGGTACTAAATCTGTTGCTTATGGTAATTTAGTAGGTGTTCTTATTGAAGCTATAAAAGAACTTTCTGAAAAAGTTGAAAAACTTGAAAGGAAAATATAATGCCATTTGTGCCAAGTACAGGAACACTATCATTTAATAATGACATAGAAGCTGTTTTTGAAGATCAGTCTCCGCCTACAATGAGTTTATCTGAATACTATAGAAATGGAACAAATGTTCAAACTGCTGTCACAGCAGGAAACGTTGATACTAATACTGTAGTTACATCCGGTATTCCTACATCTGGTACAATTAGTTTTAGTGATTTTAGAAATCAAGGTTATGATCTACTAGTACAATCTGCTATTTATGATAGAAATAATACAAATATCACTCTGGGAACAGAGTTTACTTTTACCGTTCCTTCAGGAGTAACAGAAATATCTGCATTTTGTGTAGGAGCAGGTGGCGGCGGTGGAGGTAATGATGGTGTTTCTGGTCCAACATCTTCTGGAGGCGGCGGTGGAGGTGCTGTATGGGGACATTGGACAGTCTCGCCTGGTTCAGTTTTTTATTGTAATGTAGGCGTAGGCGGCTATGGAGGTTCTACTTCGCCAGGTATATCTAATGGAGGTAATGGAGGAGATACTTATATAAGACAAGGCACAACATACTTTTTAAGAGCATATGGTGGTGATGGCGGAATAACAAATTATGGATCAAATAATGTTATTAGTTATACCGGAGGTTCTGGAGGTTCATATACCGGAACACAACAAGGTGGTGGTGGTGTTGGGGGTGACGGAGGTGATGGTGTTTCTAACTCTGGCGGCGGCGGAGGTGGTGGTGCTGGTGGTTATGGTGGAGCAGGTTCGGGCACGGGAGGTGACGGACAAGCAGGTTTTGCAACTAGTACTACTCAAACAGATGGTGTAGGTGGCGCTGGTGCTGGAGGAGAACAGAGTAATAGTGGTTATGTAAGGGTTGTTTCAAGTGGTGGTGCTGTTGGTATATTTGGACAAGGTAATAGTGGATCAACAACCGGAAGTACTGATCCAAGAGTTTCATCTAGTAGACATGGATCTACATATTCAGCTGGATTTCCAGGTAATGTTTTAGTACCAGCTTCTGGTCTCGGATCTATTACCGTTGCAACAGGTCGTTCAATTACTAACAATTCAGGAAAAGCAGCATCACCTGGTGCAGGCGGCGGTGGTCTTGAAGATGATACGTTAGGACTTGGCCAAGAGGGTGGAGATGGTGCTATAAGAATTGTTTGGGGTTATCAATCAGATGGTACTACACAAAGAAGATATCCTTCAGCTTTTGCTGTAGCAGGTGATTACTAAATAAAAGTCAAAAACCTAATTTATATAAATAATCTAAAATATGGAGAAATAATTATGAATGATGAATTAAATACAGAAGATGATGAAATTGAAACCATTGATACAACAGCAGAAGAAGATATTAATACAGAAGAAGAATCTGAAATAGATCCTATAGAAGCAATGATATCAGCTATTGAAGATAAGGATTTTATTAGTTCTTCAAATATTTTTAATGATCTAGTTTCTAGTAAAATGACAGATGCAATTGATAATAAAAGAATAGAAATAGCAGATAGAATTTATAATAATGCACCTGAAGAAATTGATACAGAAGTAGATATGGAAATAGATAACGAAGTAGAAGAAGATGAAGTCGTTTAAACAATTAAAAGCCAATTTAGAAGAATCTAAAAAAATGAAAGTTAAAGGAATCTCTATAGAGATTGTTAAGGCTGGAAATAAATTTAAGGCTATGGTAGACGGAGATCATCTCGATACTTATGCTTCGGAAAAAGAAGCTGAAAAAATGGCGAAGGAATTCGTCAAGCAATATAAAGGATAGAACTATGAAGCTTATTGCGGAATATAACGATCATCAATTATCTTATATTACTGAGGATACAGAATCAGGAAAGAAAAACTATGTGATTGAAGGTATCTTCGCACAAGCTGAAAGTAAGAATAGAAACGGCAGAATATATCCAAGAGAAATTTTGGAGTCTGCTGTACATAAATTTGCAACTGAACAGGTTGCAACTAAGAGAGCAGTTGGAGAACTGAATCATCCAGATGGTCCAACTGTTAACTTAGATAAGGTTTCACATCGCATCACCGAACTTAATTGGGACGGTAATAATGTGATGGGAAAGGCGCTTATATTAGATACTCCAATGGGAAACATTGTAAAAGGTCTCCTCGATGGTGGTGTTCAACTAGGCGTTTCAACTCGTGGTATGGGAAGTCTTGAGAATCGTAATGGGACAATGTATGTTAAAGAAGATTTTCATTTAGCAACTGTCGACATTGTACAAGATCCATCTGCTCCGCAAGCATTCGTTAATGGGATAATGGAAGGCGTAGAGTGGGTTTGGAACAATGGTGTGATTCAACCTCAGCACCTTATTGAAGAGGATGTTGAAGAAATTGAAGAAGAAACTCAGGATATTGAAGAAATTGAGACTGAAATTAGAAAAGCTCCGCGTGCTGACTTGCATTTAGTACAGGAACGTGAGTTTAAGAATTTCCTCTCGTTGCTCAAATAAAAGAGGAGTCAAACATGACTGATCAAGTAAAAGACCAGGATATTGAACTCGATGAAGCAGCGGAAGTTGTGGATGAGGCTCATGATCCTAAGAATGCAGAAGCTCAATCTGTTGCATCAGTAGATGCTGCAGGTGATGCGACTAAAGCTGCTCCAAAACGGAAAGGCGACAAGTCAAACTCAGAGCCAATGCCAAAAACAAAAGCCGGCATGGTTAACGCCATGTATAATAAAATGAATAAGATGAAGAAAGAAGATCTGCAAGCATCTTATAAAAGCATGATGGGTGAAGAAATTGAACTCGAAGATGAGATCATTACTTCAGACCATTCACAGGATCTGGAAGCGTTGATTGCAAACGAAGAAGGATTGGCTGAAGGCTTTAAACATAAAGCTGCTACTATTTTTGAAGCTGCTGTTAATTCTAAAGTACAAGAGTATGTTTCTGTTAAACAAGCAGAGATGGATGCTCAAATGGCGGAAAGAGTTGCTGCACTTGAAGAACAAATGGCAGTTGAAATCGAAGAAGGTCTCAACGAAACACGTGGAGAGCTTGTTGAAAAAATCGACAGCTATCTAAACTACGTTGTTGAAACTTGGATGGAAGAAAACAAGCTGGCTGTAGAAAAAGGCTTGAGAACTGAAATTGCAGAAACATTCATGAACAATCTGAAAGAACTGTTTACTGAATCTTATATTGAAGTTCCAGAATCCAAAATCGATCTAGTGGACGATCTTGTAGAACAAGTTGAAGAACTTGAAAAGCAATTGAATTCACAGACCGAGAAAAACATTTCAATGTCAGAATCTGTAAAATCAATGAAGAAAGAAATTTGCATCCGCGAAGCTTCAAAAGATTTAGCAGAAACACAAGTTGAAAAGCTTAGAAATCTAGCTGAAAGCGTTGACTTTGATAACGAAGAAGATTTTATTTCAAAAATTGCAACACTTAAAGAATCATACTTTGGTCAAAAATCTACAAAGCCTGTAGATACACCAGTAGAAATGGTTAATGAAACTGTTGAAGAAGAAGAAATAGATGAAACTGAAATTTCAAGTAACATGAGTAGATACTTATCAGCTTTGAGAACACAATAATTTAAGGGGACAAAAGAAAATGTCTAATACATATAAAAATCTCACGGAGAAATGGGCACCAGTGCTCAATGAAGAATCAGCAGGTAGAATTGATGATTCTTACAGAAGATCAGTAACAGCTGTTGTTCTTGAAAACCAAGAAAAAGCTCTTGCTGAGCAACGTCAAGCTGAAGCTGGTTTCTTGGCAGAATCACCAGGAAACAATACTGGTTCAGTAGGTAACTGGGATCCAATCCTTATTTCTCTTGTACGTCGTGCAATGCCAAATATGATGGCATATGATGTATGTGGTGTTCAGCCAATGACGGGCCCAACTGGTCTGATCTTCGCAATGAAGTCACGCTATGGTGCTGGTTCAACAAGTTCAACTGAAGCACTCTTTAATGAAGCAGATACTACTTTCAGTGGTGATTCTTCAGCAACTCAAGGTTCAGCTGGACCATCAGGTCTTTCTGGTGTAACAGATGCTGGTGCAGATAGTACACTAGATAACGACCGTGTAACCAATGGCTTTGGCGGTGGTATGCCAACAGCAGACGGCGAAGGACTTGGAACAACTAATCCTAACTTCAACGAAATGGGTTTCACCATTGAAAAAGCAACTGTTTCAGCGAAAACACGTGCGTTGAAAGCAGAGTACAGCCTTGAGCTTGCACAAGACTTGAAAGCGATTCATGGTCTTGATGCAGAATCAGAGCTGGCAAATATTCTGTCAACTGAAATTCTTGCGGAAATTAACCGTGAAGTAATTCGCACAATCAACTCACAAGCTAAAACTGGTGCTTCTACATCACAAACTGCACTTAACGGCGTATTCGATCTTGCAAATGATGCAGACGGTCGTTGGTCAGTAGAGAAGTTCAAAGGTCTTATGGTACAAATCGAGCGTGAAGCAAATACTATTGCTAAAGAAACTCGGAGAGGCCGTGGTAACTTCATCATTACATCTTCAGACGTAGCTTCTTGCTTGTCAGCAACAGGTATGCTTGACTATGCTCCGGCAATGTCAACAAACCTGAACGTAGATGACACAGGAAACACATTTGCAGGTGTTCTTAACGGACGTACTCGTGTATATATCGACCCATATGCAACAACCGACTATGTAACCGTAGGTTATAAAGGTACTAATGCTTATGATGCCGGTGTATTCTATTGCCCATATGTACCGCTTACAATGGTACGTGCAGTGGGTGAAAATGACTTCCAGCCAAAAATCGGGTTTAAAACTCGTTACGGCATGGTATCAAACCCATTTGTTGGTTTAACACCTTCAAATGGTCTTGCTGCAGCGAAGTCTAACCAGTACTACCGCATCTTCCGCGTGGATAACATCCTTAACGCATAAGATTATTAATAAAAAAGGGAGGGGTTTAACCCTCCCAACTAAGCTCCATTCGTGGGGCTTTTTTTATGATATCTTCTTTAACCAGTCTGACATAATCTTTTCTGCCCACTTAGGATTTTTATTTTCTAAAATTTTAAGAGGTGAGCCATTGATACCGTCTTGTTTACGTGCTTCAACATATTCTTCAACAGTAAATGATTTACAAAGTTCTTTTACAAATTTTGCTTTTGTAATTGGCCCTTTATATTTGAACCGAGCAATAAATAGTTCTTTTGGCATACCTACACGTGATGGGTGGCAGTTAGGAACAACTTGATCCCAGGTAGGTTGACCTTCATATGTACCTGTGTATTCAAGATACCCACCGTAATATGTAAACTTTGATTTATCAAACTGTGTCATTAGTTTCTCCGATTCTATTTACTCTTACAAGATATACTAAAAATTGGTATTTGTAAACCCCTAAAATACACTTTTTATTAATATAAATAGATATAACTTCAACGGAGATTGATATGGCTGATCTTACTGAAAATTTTAATTTTCTACAACCTAGCAACTTTAAAGTTGTTATTGACAGAAAAAATTATGGTAATTTGGAATTTTTTGCACAAAGAGTTGTACATCCTGGGGTAAATGTTACGGCTCCTATAGTACCTTATAGCCGTTTGCAAAGTATTTCTATACCCGGAGATACTCTTGGTGTTGATGATTTAGCATTTGATGTTCTTGTAGATGAAAATATGACAAGTTATACAGAAGTTTATAATTGGTTAGAAAGTCTTGTTGTGACTCCTACAAGAAGTCGAGATAAAATTTTAGCTGAAGATCAAAATGTGGTAGATATAACACTTTCTATATTAAGCAGTCATAATAATGTAATTAAAAAAATTAGATATATAGATTGTGTAGTAACAAATATAGGAACTCTTTTATTGGAAGCAGCCGCTACTGAAACACCAGTGGTTACATTTCCAGTAAACTTCAAAGTATCATATTTTGAATTAGTATAGATACTATTAATAAAATTTATTATGGAGACATATGTGTTGAATCTTGAAAACATACTTAATGAATGGTCAAAAGATAGTGAAATAGATGAACACCACTTAGATAGATCATCTATACAAATAGCAAAACTTCATTCAAAATATTTACAGTATCTTTCAATAGCAAAATTACAATTGAAAAAAACTGAACTAAATCAAAAAATTCTACTTAAAGATAAATGGCTTTATTATACAAATAAAATGTCACAAGAAGAAATGGATGAAAGAGGTTGGGATTATGATCCATATAATGGTGTTAAAGTTATGAAAGGTGATATGAATCACATTTATGATTCAGATATAGATATACAAGCAAGTGAAGAAAAGATTACTTATTATAAAACTTTAGTTGAAACTTTAACAGAAATTGTTTCTAATATTAATTGGAAACACCAGACAATAAGTAATATTATAAAATGGAAACAATTTGAAGCTGGTGGTTTTTAGTGGATATAGTTAAAATACAAAAGAAAGATCATGCAAATATGATTATTGGATGTGATTGGGGTATTGCTCAAGAATTATCTGATTATTTTTCTTTCTTTGTTCCTGGTTATAAATTTATGCCTTTATATAAAAATAAGGTATGGGACGGCAAAATAAGATTATTTAATGTAAATAATTGTGAACTTTCTTGTGGTCTTATATCTTATGTAAAAGATTTTTGTGAAAAAAGAAATTATCAATTAGAATATGAAGAAAGCCAATTTGGATTACCTGAATCATATAATGAAATAAATCCAAATGATATAATGAATTTTATAAAAAATCTTAATCTAAAAAGTAAAGGTGAATCTATTTCTATTAGAGATTACCAATTTAATGCAATATGCGAAGGATTAAAAAGAAAAAGATCAATACTTTTATCTCCTACAGGATCTGGAAAATCTTTAATTTTATATTGTTTATCTAAATATTGGTTACAAATGCTAACAGATGGTTGGAAATATCCAAGAGCGGGAAGAGTATTAATCATTGTTCCGACAACATCTTTAGTAGAACAAATGTATGGTGATTTTATAGATTATGGACAAAAACCAGAAGGTATGCATAAAATATACTCTGGTAAAGATAAAGATTTTGAAAGTGCTATTTGTATAAGTACATGGCAATCAATATATAAAATGCCAGCTGCCTGGTTTGATCAGTTTGGTATGGTTTTAGGAGATGAATGTCATGGATTTAAATCAAAATCTCTTACAAATATAATGAATAAATGTAGACTTGCTGAATATAGATTTGGTACTACAGGCACATTAGATGGAACACAAACTCATCAACTTGTATTAGAAGGTCTTTTTGGCAAGGTAATGAAAGTTACTACAACCAAGACTCTACAAGATAATCAGACACTTGCAGATTTAGAAATTTTTATGATACAACTTCAGTATAGCGAAGAAATTAAAAAACAAATAGTAGGATTACAATATCAAGATGAAATAGACTATATTGTTAAATATGAACAAAGAAATAAGTTTATAAGGAATCTTGCTTTAGATCAAAAAGGTAATACATTAGTTTTATTTCAGTTTGTTGAAAAACATGGAAAACCTCTTTTTGATTTAATAAATACTAAAGCTAAAGAAGGTAGAAAAGTATTTTTTGTAAGTGGTGCTACTGAAACTTCTGATAGAGAAGCTATTAGAAAAATAACAGAAGGACAAAAAGATGCTATCATTGTTGCTAGTCTTGGTACTTTTAGTACTGGCATTAACATACGGAATTTGCACAATATTATTTTTGCAAGTCCTTCAAAGTCACAAATCAAGGTCCTACAGTCTATTGGTAGGGGACTTCGGAAATCGGAAGATGGATCAAATACTAGACTCTATGATATAGCTGACGATTTTAAATATAAATCGAGAAAAAATTATGCACTTTTGCATAGCGAAGAAAGATTAAAAATTTATAAAAAAGAAAAATTTAATTTTAAATTCTATAAGGTTCCAATATGATTGACATAAACAACGTTAAACAAATAAAACTTTCAGATGGTTCGGAAATTATTTGCGAAATAATGGAAGAACTCGAAGAAGATATTGTTGTTCGCTGTGCTTTTAGAATAGCAAGAATTGATTTAGATGTAGAAAGAAGTTATTATATGTTTAAACCTTGGATGACATATGTAGAAGAACCTGATCATTTCGTAACAATTAATTTATATCATTTACTTGCCGCTACAATTCCATCCAAAGAAATTTTAGAACAATATGAAAATGCTATAGAAAAAATTAATGAAGCACGAAATGAAAAACAAGATAATATAATCCAAGCTTCAACTAAAGAAGTAAAAGATCAGATTACAGTAAAACACGATTCAGAATCTGATAATGTATTAAAATTCAATTTTGTGGATAAAACTAAATTACATTAGTATTCCCTATCCTCAACTAAGTACTCTTTTATTATATACTAGATTCGGGTAGCTGTAAACAAAAAAATATTGCAATTTTAAATAAATTAGTTGTTTACAGCCATCTTGTATTAGTTTATAATATATAGGTAAAAGGTTTATATTTATGGTAAAGAAAACAAAAAACGTACACTATATTAATAATTCAGAATTTTCTCTGGCTATTGTTGATTATGTTAAAAAAGTTACTGTGGCAAAGGAAAGCAATGAAACTTTGCCTGTTGTCCCAGATTATATAGCTAAAAGCTTTTTACAAATTGCTGAAAATTTATCCCATAAATCCAATTTTATTAGATATACATATCGTGAAGAAATGGTAATGGATGCAGTTGAAAACTGTTTAAAAGCAATAGAAAATTATGATATAAATGCAACAACAAGATCAGGTAAACCAAATGCTTTTGCTTATTTCACTCAAATTATATGGTATGCTTTTTTACGAAGAATTACAAAAGAAAAGAAACAACAAGATATTAAAGAAAAATATTTAGCACAATCAGGAATTGATGCTTTCCTAGTAACAGAACTTGGTACAACAGACCCATCATCTCAAGTGGCTAATCACTTTATAGATACATTAAAAGATAGAATTGATAAAGTAAAAGCTTATGATACAGAAATTAAAACCTTTTCAAAGAAAATAAAAAATAAAAAGAAAAGAGCAATTAATGTAGACTCTGATTTATCGGATTTTTTGGAATAATATATAAATGAAAATAGCAGTATTAAATGATACTCATTGCGGTATCAGGAATAGTTCTGATGTGTTTTTAAATAATGCAGCAGATTTTTATGAAAACATCTTTTTCCCATATTGTAAAGAAAATGATATTAAGCAAATTATTCATCTTGGTGATTATTATGATCATCGTAAATTTGTTAATTTTAGGGCGTTAAATCATAATAGGAAACATTTTTTATCACATCTACGTGATTATGGTATGACTATGGATATTATACCTGGTAATCATGATACCTATTATAAAAATACAAACGATTTAAATAGCCTAAAAGAACTACTCGGCCATTTTATGAACGAAATTAATATTATTATGGACCCACGTGTTCTTGAATACGGCTCACTTAAAATTGCAATGTTACCCTGGATTACCCAAGAGAATTATGATAAATCTATGGAATTTATTAAAAACTGTAAAGCTGATTGGCTGGGCGGGCATCTTGAATTAACAGGATTTGATCTTATGAGAGGAGTTGTAAATAAACATGGTATGGATCACTCTGTTTTTTCAAGATTTGAAAAAGTTTTATCTGGTCATTTCCATACTAAATCACATAAAGATAATGTAATTTATTTAGGAACACAAATGGAATTTTTCTGGTCAGATGCTCATGATCCTAAATATTTTCATGTAATAGATACCGAAACAAGAGAAATGGAAGCTATTAGAAATCCATATACTTTATTTGAAAAAATAATATATGATGATTCAAAAAGGAATTATTCAGAATATAATGTAGATCATTTAGATTATAAATTTGTAAAAATAGTTGTAATTAATAAATCTGACCTCTTTACATTTGACCGTTTTATTGATAGAATACAAAATAGAAAGATTCATGAATTAAAAATTGCAGAAAACTTTAATGAGTTTATCGGAGAAAATGTTGAAGATGAAAATATCTCTTTAGAGGACACCGAAATGCTATTAGATAGTTATGTTGATGCAGTTGAAACTGATCTTGATAAAGATAAAATAAAAGTAAATATGAGAAAACTTTTAACAGAAGCACAGTCTATGGAAATAGTTTAATGCCAAAACGTGAAAAGATAAGCTGTTTATCAAAGAAATGGGAAAAAGCTTTTAAGAAAGCTGCCAAGAAAAAAGATAGACAAAAATCTAAAAAAGAAATAAGGCAGAGATAATGATTATTTTTAAATCTATTCGATATAAAAACTTTTTATCGACAGGTAATAATTGGACAAATATTAGTCTTAATAAATCAAAATCCACTCTTATAGTAGGGCAGAATGGTGCCGGAAAGTCAACAATTCTTGATGCTCTTTCTTTTGCTTTGTTTGGCAAGCCTCATCGTAATATTAATAAACCACAATTGGTTAATACAATTAATAATAAAGATAGTATTGTAGAAGTAGAATTTATTATAGGAAAGTCTATTTTTAAAGTTGTTCGTGGTATTAAACCGCAAATATTTGAAATATGGAAAAATGGTGAGATGATTAATCAATCTTCTCATGCCAAGGAGTACCAGAAGATCCTTGAACAAAACATTATTAAGCTTAATCATAAAAGCTTTCATCAAATTGTTGTGCTTGGTTCCTCTTCCTTTATTCCTTTCATGCAACTCCCTGCACAACATAGGAGAGATGTAATTGAGGATCTTCTGGACATTAATGTTTTTTCAAAGATGAACATTCTCATAAAAGAAAAAAATAGTATTTTAAAAGAAAAGTTAAAAGATAATTCATATCAATTAGATATATTAAATAACAAACTAGAATCTCAGAGAAAATATATCAGAGATATAACTCAAATAAATGAGGATGAGATTAATGATAAAAAAGAAAAAATATCCGAAGTACAAAAGAACATCGAAGGATTACACCATTCAAATGCCGAATTTTCGAGTTTTATTCAAGACTCTGCCGAAAACACAAGAGATGCACTTAAAGAAGCCAATGATGAGAAACAGTCCATTCTGCACGATAAGGCTACTGCGACATCAACCATTAAGTCAATTGTTAAAGAATCGAAATTTTATGAAAAGAATGATAACTGCCCGACGTGTTCGCAAGTCATAGATCCAGAACTTAAATCAAAAAAGATTGAAGAGTGTAAACATAATGCACTTGATATCAAAAAACAGATGGATTTACTTGAAGAAAAAAATAAAGAATTAACAGAAAGATTGGAATATTGGAATATACAAACAGAAAAAATTCGTGATTTTCAATCTAAGATAAATGGTAATAATCAAACCATAGAATCTTTACTTTCTCAAATACAAAGTTTAAATAAGGATATTGAAAGATTAAGTTCCAGAGAAGGCGATATAGGTGAAGCCAACGAAGAACTTAATAATATGATTGAAGAAAGAAATAATTTAATGGAATTTAAATTAGAACTTAATGAAGAATATTCTTATAATAATGTTATGGCAGAAATGCTTAAAGATACGGGTATTAAAACTAAAGTCATTAAACAATACATACCTGTTATCAATAAACTCGTGAATCAATATCTTCAAGTTCTTGATTTCTTTGTTCATTTTAATTTAGATGAAAGTTTCCAAGAAACTATTAGATCCCGTCATAGAGATGCTTTTTCATATGATTCTTTTTCTGAAGGAGAAAAACAAAGAATAGATCTTGCATTATTATTTACTTGGCGCATGATAGCCAAAATGAAAAATTCTGTAGCCACTAATTTACTTATATTAGATGAAACTTTTGATTCATCTTTAGATCATGATGGTGTAGATAATCTTATGAAAATCCTACATACTCTTGATGATGATACAAATGTTTTTGTTATATCTCATAAAGGAGAAATACTTGATGGAAAATTTGAAGAAAAGCTGGAGTTTAGAAAAGAGAAAAACTTCAGTAAGATGGTGGCATAATGCCAAATATTGAAATAACAACCAAACCTACAGGTAGAAGCCCAGAAAATAAATATTTTTTAGGAGAAAAAACAAAACATCTTGATTTAACTAGACCCAAATATAATAAAATTGGAAATTTAGAAGATTATGAAGTAATGCGTATGAGAATGGATCTTATGGACTATTCTCACAATCTTGTATTTTATACTGCCGGTTTATGTTTTCGTGTAGAAACTAATGATGATAGACACGCACAGTTTGTTCGTAATATGTTTCCAGTAGTAGATAATCCTTTACAATACACTGCCGATTGGACAATTATTCATAATACGGAAATGGTAGTTGATAAACCATATATCTATGTTAATTTAGATGAACATGTTATGTTAATTTGTGGTACTACATTTTTAGGAGAAATTAAAAAAGGTATCTTTGGTATTATTAGTTTTGAATTACCAGAAAAAGATATTCTACCTATGCATTGTAGTGCATTTACATATAATGATACAACTAATCTTATGTTTGGATTAAGTGGTACTGGTAAAACCACATTAAGTAGTGATCCAGAATATAAACTAATTAGTGATGATGAAGTTTACTGGGATGATACTGGCATTCATATGGTAGAAACGGGCTGCTATGCTAAAAGTGAAGGTCTGACTCCAGAAACTCATCATACTATTTTTTATGCTGTTGAAGATGCTAGAAAAAAAGAATGTTTAGTAATAGAAAATCCTGGTGTATCAAATGCTAGATTAAGTTATCCTATAACTTCTGTTGAAAATGCATATTATAGTAATGAAGATTTTGGTCACCCAGATAATATATTTTTCTTAACTATGGATGCAACTGGTACCTTTCCACCAGTATCTAAGATTGATGATAAGGCAGTAAAGCGTTTCTTTGAAACGGGTTATACCAGTCAAATGCCAGGTACTGAAGCAGGATCTGAAGAAATAAAACCATTATTTAGCCCATGCTATGGATCACCATTTATGCCGAGAGCAGTAAAAGAGTATAGTGATTTATTAATGAAAAAGGTTCGGAAACACGAATGTAATGTTTATTTAATCAACACTGGTATGGATACTAATGGTAATAGATATGCTTTAGATTTTACTCGTAAAACAGTAAAGACTGCAATAGATATAGGTTATAGTATTAATAATGATATACCTAATATGTTAGAAAAATTAATTGATAGATATGGAAAATAATTGTTTACTATATTAGAAAAATATGATATAATTAGCTATGTTTTATGAAATGGAGAAAAATTATAATGGAACTTAGTGAATCAACACTTTCGGTGTTAAAGAATTATGCTTCAATAAATTCAAATTTAGTTATTAATGAAGGCAATACACTTCAAACTATCTCTGAAGCAAAAAATATTCTTTCTAAGGCTGAAATTAAGGAAACCTTTCCAAGAACATTTGGTATTTATGATCTAAATGAATTTTTGGGTGTCCTTGGTTTGGTAGATTCGCCACGGCTTAATTTTGAACAAGATTATGTTATTATTGGAGATTCTACTGGAAGATCAAAGATAAAATATTTTTATTCTGATACTGAAATATTAACTTCTCCTTCAAAAGAAGTAAAAATGCCAGATACAGATATAAGGTTTACTCTTGACGGAGATACTTTAAATAAAGTAAAAAGAGCAGCATCTGCTCTTGGTCATGGTGAATTACATGTGAGACCTAGTGGATCAAGTGTAAGTTTAGTTGTTACATCAGGTGAAAATGCTACTGCAAATAGTTTTTCTATTGATGTGGAAGGTAGTTCTAACACTGATAAATACAATTTTATTTTTAATATTTCTAATTTAAAAATTGATCAAGGAGATTATGAAGTAGAAATTTCTTCAAAACTAATTTCTAAATTTACTAAAAGTACTGGTGATCTTATGTACTGGATTGCCCTTGAAAAGACATCAACATACGGAGAATAATAAATGTCTGATAAAGAAGATCAAAAACGAGCAATGGAACTTTTGAATCAAATTGCCCGTAGTTCAATTGCTATTATTGATACTATTACACAACGTGGCGGTTTTCGTGGAGAAGAATTGTCTACTATTGGTAACCTACGTGACCAGTGTACACAAGGTGTGCAAGTTGTAGAAAATTGGAAACAAGAACAAGCCGAAGATTAATATTTAAGGATATTATTATATTATGAACAGTGATTTTTTGTGGGTAGAAAAATATCGCCCAGCAACTATTGAAGATACTATCCTAACACCTAATCTAAAAACTATTTTTCAAAATATTATCAAGTCCGGTGAATTGCCTAATATGCTTTTTTCTGGGACTGCCGGTCTTGGTAAAACAACTGTAGCTAAAGCATTATGTAATGAATTAGAACTTGATTACATTTTAGTTAACGGTTCAGAAGAAGGCAATATTGATACTCTTAGAACTAAGATAAAACAATTTGCTTCTTCTGTTTCCCTGCAAGGCGGGTATAAAGTAGTCATTCTCGATGAGGCTGATTATTTGAACCCCCAGAGCACCCAACCTGCTTTGCGGGGATTCATAGAAGAATTTTCAAATAATTGTAGATTTATTCTTACTTGTAATTTTAAGAATAGAATTATTGAACCACTTCATTCGAGATGTTCTGTTTATGAGTTTAATACATCTAAAAAAGATATGGCCCCTTTGGCTGCTCAAATGCTATCTCGACTTCAAACCATTTTAAAGAAAGAAAATGTAGAATTTGAAAATAAAATTTTAGCTGAGCTCATTATGAAATATGGTCCAGATTGGAGACGTATTCTAAATGAAGTCCAAAGATATTCCATTGGTGGAAAAATTGATTCTGGTATTCTTATCAATATTGGCGATCAATCTTATAAGAGTCTTATGGATTTTCTTAAGAATAAAGACTTTAAGAAAATGCGATCATGGGTTGTAAATAATATTGATACAGATGCATCATCAATCTTCCGTGGTATATATGATAGAATGACAGATCATATAAAGCCACAATCTATACCAGCACTTGTTCTTATCTTAGCTGATTATCAATATAAAAATGCTTTTGTTGCAGATCACGAATTAAACGTAGTAGCCTGTATGACTGAAATAATGGCTAACGTGGAGTTTACATAGAATGATTTTGGATAATGAATTAAAACTTGATTATAGTGATGTTTTAATTAGACCTAAAAGAAGCACACTCGGATCACGTAAAGAAGTAGATTTAAATAGAAAGTTTACTTTTGCTAATTTGGGTGGGGCTAGAGAAAGTTCATATGATTATGATGGTGTTCCTATCATGGCAGCTAATATGGACGGTGTTGGTACTATGGAAATGGCTGATGAATTAAGTGAGCATTATAATATGTTTACTTGTCTTGTTAAGACATATAGCGCCGAAGAACTTATAGATTTTTTTAATCCAAGAGTTGACTTACGAACAGAATTTGTTGCCATGAGTATTGGCATTACAAAAGCTGACAAAGAAAAGCTTGCTCAAGTTTATAACAAAACTCAAAGAAATCTGAAATATCTTTGTGTGGATGTGGCAAACGGATATAGTGAGCGTTTTGTGCAGTTTATTAAGTTTCTTAGAGAACATTATCCTTTTCTTGTAATTATTGCAGGTAATGTAGTTACTGCAGATCAAACACAGGAGTTAATCTTAAATGGCGCTGATATTGTTAAAGTTGGTATTGGTCCTGGTAGCGTATGCACTACTAGGATACAGACTGGAGTGGGATATCCGCAACTTAGTGCGGTTATCGAATGTGCAGACGCAGCACATGGATTGGGTGGCCATATCATTGCTGATGGTGGTTGTACTTGTCCTGGTGATGTTGCTAAAGCCTTTGCTGCTGGTGCCGACTTTGTAATGCTAGGCGGTATGCTTGCAGGACACGATGAAGGCGGCGGTGAAATAATTACTAAGTACTATCAAAGCAACGAACTAAGACCAGAACGTGATGATGGAATGAATGGAGAAATTCCTGAAAAAAATTGGTTTGAAGAAGTTATTAAAGAAAAGAAATTTGTTCAATTTTATGGTATGAGTAGTAAAGCTGCAAATGATAAACATTTTGGTGGTTTAAAGGAATATCGATCATCTGAAGGAAGAGAAGTTTTAATTCCATATCGTGGATCAGTTAAAAACACCACTCAAGATATATTGGGTGGTATTCGATCTACATGTACATATGTAGGAGCAAGAAAATTAAAACAGCTAAGTAAGTGTACTACCTTTGTAAGATGTACAAATCAATTTAATAAAGTGTATGCTTAGTATTTACTTTTCTTTAAATATAGGTTATAATAATGAGTGAGTTTACATCATCATATCAATCTCTTAAAGGCAGTTTACTCAGAACTTTAGTTTATACTATTGGGCATTTTTTTATTGCAATAACCTGTCTTATGCTTATATCAGATGTACCTCTTTGGATAGCAGCTACAGACGCTGTAGTAGAACCTCTTGCAAATGCAGTATGGTTTTATTTTTTAGATAGATTGTGGATAGCAAAGAATGACTGAAATTATTTTATATAACATATTATTCTGGGTACCATATTATTGGATTTGTGCCCTACCTCAACGTATATTTCAAAAACAAATAGATGAGACTATAAATGACTAATTCTTTAATATTTGACTTTGAAACATTATCTACAGATAGATATAATGGTGTAGTTGTTTCTTTAGCAATTCTTAAATTTTCAGAAGATAATTTTACAATTAATACTGGTTATACTTTTTCTGAATTAGTTAATTCTGCAAAACTTTTAAAGTTTGATGTTCAAGACCAAGTTAAAAACTATAATAGGGTAATAGATAAAAAAACTTTGGAATGGTGGAATGAACAAGGAACTGAAGCAAAGAAACAGATAATTCCATCAGACAGAGATAAATCAATTAATGAACTTTATGACTTTTTTATATCAGTATCCGACAATAATACTGATAAAGTATATACAAGAGGTAATAATTTTGATCCTATTATATTTGAAAATATTATGGACCAATTACATAAACCACAACCATATAGATTTTGGCAATTAAGAGATACCAGATCAATTATAGAAGGTCTATCTTGGGGCAGCGGATTAAGAAATAATTTTATACCTGAGGGATGTGAAGATTTTATTCATCATAATCCTATTCATGATATTGCTATAGATGTTATGAGAATACAAGCTTTAGTGAGGGCTATTTCGTGAATCACTTTGATTATTTAAATAGTATTAATTATTCTAAAGAAAATATAATGAAAGATAATTTGGATGAAAAAGCATATAATTCATTCATGGTTAATCGTGGATTATCTTATTTTAATGATACTGTTATATATGCCAATGAAATGAATATGAATGCTCATATAGATTCAAAAATGCAATATGACTTCCTTAGAACTCTCATTAGAAAACGTAAAAGATTTTCTAAATGGACCAAAGAGGATAAAAACTTAGATGTTGACTTAATAAAAGAATATTACGGATATTCTAAAGAAAAAGCATATCAAGTGCTTCCTTTACTTACAAAAGAACAAATGGATTATATTAGTAAGAAGATGAGTAAAGGTGGCAAAAAACCGTAAATATAAGTTATTATAAATAGAAATATCATGATATAACTATAATAATAATTTACGTGAGTTGAAGATATGAATGAAGTCAATAATGAATTAGTGAAATGGACTCCAGAAACTATGCTGGAAGTTTCTCTAAATGAACCTGATGATTTTTTAAAGGTCAGAGAAACACTCACCCGTATAGGGGTTGCATCTCGAAAAGAAAAAAAACTATTTCAGTCTTGTCATATATTACATAAACAAGGCAGATACTTTATAGTTCATTTTAAAGAACTATTTTTATTAGATGGTAAAAAATCTAATTTAGAAGAAGGCGATATTGCTAGAAGAAATACGATCGCTACTCTTATGTCAGACTGGGGCTTAGTAACAATTCAAGAAGAAAGTAAAGCGCAGCCTTTATCCCCATTAAGACAAATTAAAATTATCCCATTTAAAGATAAACAAGAATGGGAGCTATGTCCAAAATATAATATTGGAAGAAAATAGAATATCAGCTATTCATTAAAGTAATAGCTTATTTTTATAAATAATAGTGGATGCCAGAAATGGGTCCACTATTAATTCTTGCTTGACAAAAAGGAGAAAACAATGACAGGCATACAAACACTTTTTCCACGTTCATCTTTTGTTGGTTTTGATCATCTATTTAATGAGTTAGAATACACAGCTAAACATTCAAAAGATCATTACCCCCCACATAATATTATTAAAACAGATGAAAACGATTATTTAATCGAGCTTGCTGTTGCAGGGTTTTCCAAAGATGAACTAACAGTTGAAGTTAAAGATAGAACTTTAACAGTAACAGGAGAACACGAATCAAGAGGTCGTGAGTTTATACATCGTGGTATTAGCACGAAAAAGTTTAAGCGCACGTTCCGGCTGTCAGAGCACGTACACGTACACGGAGCAGATATTCAGGACGGTATTCTTGCAATAGAATTGAAGTACGTCGTTCCTGAAGAAATGCGTCCTCGTAAAATTACAATTGGAAAATTTAACGAGGTCGAACATGACACAAGCAGTACTGGTAGCGCACAGCTACTTAACGAAAACAGCTGAACTGTTAATTGAGTTCTTTAAATCATTAAAACAAGCACGTAAACTAAACAAACTACAGCGCCAAACATACAACGAATTGATGGCTTTGTCTGATAAGGATTTAAACGATATCGGAATCCATAGAGGTGATATTAGATATATCGCTTATCAGAATCAAAACCTGAAAGGGTGGGTATAATGGTGGCACAAGTAACCCACATTTGGTGGTCACTTAGACAAGAACTGGTTTCAATGCTTTCTTCAGCGTGGAAATCATTTAACCACTTTGCATTAGTAGTTGGTCACTCACGTGCCGCAACACATTTGGCTAGAATGGGATACCATGAACAAGCCAAGAATGTTATGATGGAATTAAAGAAGCTGCAAAATAATCGCTAATGTATTATAAATAAAACTTTATAATCAGAAGGCTTTAGTTAGCTCAGGGGGCGGGAAACCGCCCCTCAGATCACACACAATCACAAGGAAAATAAAAATGACAAATAAAAACCCATTTGAAATCAGAGCAGATATGCTCAAACTTGCAAAAGACTATATGGATCAACAGTATCATATGAATGTAGACTTTTGGAGACAACAGTTTGATACAAACAAAGCAACAGCTGAAGAATTTCAAAAAGCAATCCAAGAATATTATACAATGGATGATCTAATGGATAAAGCAAAAGAAATGTATTCTTTTGTTTCAAAGAAAGATTAATATGAAAGGCTGGCTTAACTGGTGGCTATATTTAAGGAAAATGGGCTATCCTTTTTTCTACAGTATAGAATGGGCTTATTATAATAATAAGTACTGGCATCCAGAAGGTATTTGGCCATATGATATGAAAAAAAGACGTTTACAATCTTTCTAATTTATGATATAATAATTCCAAACTGGAGGTTATTATTTTGAATTCATTCTACACTTCAGTGAACCGTTATGGCAATTCCATTCTTTATCGTGGATATTCACCTAACGGTTCACCTATTAATCAACGCTATAAATTTAAACCAAAATTTTGGTTACCATCTAAAAATCCAACAGAGATAAAATCCTTTGATGGTACGAATATTGCACCAGTCGAATTTGAAAAAATGAGCGATGCTAAAGAATTTCTTGAGCAATATTCGGAAATGGAAGGTGCAAAAATATATGGCACCCGTAATTATATTCATCAGTTTATTACAGAAAAATTTCCTGATGATATTAAATTTAATCCAAAAAATACAAATGTAGTTAATTTTGATATAGAAGTTGCTTCTGATGATGGTTTCCCTACACCAGAAGCTGCAGCTTATCCTATTATATCAATTGCGCTTAAATCTAGTAAATCTTCCATATATCAAGTATGGGGTTTAGATAATTATGATCCGTCTAAAACTGAAATTAATTTAGATGGTGGACAAATCCAATATCATCAATTTAATTCAGAAGAAGCCATGATGGTTTCGTTTCTAACATACTGGACTAAAAATTATCCAGATATTATAACTGGCTGGAATACCAGATTTTTTGACATACCGTATCTCGTTAATCGGATCAAGATTATTGGAACACAGGAAGCTGCTAATAAATTATCACCGTGGAAACTTGTTAATGAAAGAAATACCACAATCATGGGTCGACCACAGGTTAACCATGAAATTGTTGGTATTCAACAAGCCGACTATCTTGAATTATTTAAAAAGTTTGGATACTCATATGGTACTCAAGAATCGTATAGATTAGATCATGTTGCAAATACGGTACTTGGAGAAAAGAAATTATCTTATGAAGAACATGGTAATCTTTATACTTTATATAAACAAGATCATCAAAAATTTATTGACTATAATATTAGAGATGTACAACTAATTGATAAAATGGATGCCAAGATGGGTCTTATTAATCTGGCTATGACTATGGCATATAGGGCTGGAACTAATTTATCTGATACTTTTGGCACGACTTCAATTTGGGAATCTATCCTTTATCGCAGATTACTTTCTAAAAATATTGTTTCTCCTATTGAACAAATAAAAAGAGTTGCTTATGAAAATAATTCTAATCCCAATGTTATTGAAGGTGGTTATGTAAAAGATCCTCAAGTAGGAGCACACGATTGGGTAGTATCTTTTGATTTAAATTCTCTGTATCCAAATATTATTGTTCAATCTAACATATCACCGGAAACTATTATTCGCAATAAAACTTGGAGATTTTTCCCTCAAGGTGTTGATCATTATCTAAACGGAGAAGATAAAATTGATGAAGAATTTTCTGTTTGTGCTAGTGGTGTTCCTTTTTCAAGAGAAAAACAGGGTATTATTCCAGAACTTATTGTGGATTATTATTCAGAAAGAACACAAATAAAGAAGAAAATGTTAGATGCAAAATCTCAGTATGAAAAAACAAAATCTTCATATCTCGAGTCTGAGATTAATCAGCTAGAAAATAATCAGATGGCAATTAAAATTTTGCTTAATTCTCTTTATGGTGCTCTTGCTAATAAACACTTTAAATATTTTGATAATGCTCTTGCTGAAAGCGTAACTTTAACTGGTCAGCTTTCGATCAAGTGGGCGGAAAGAGCAATAAATGAAGAAATGAATAAAATCTTAAAAACAGAAAATACCGATTATGTTATAGCAATTGATACTGATTCTGTTTATATTAATTTTGGTCCTCTTATTGAAAAATTAAATCCTAAAGATCCCGTAAAAGCCATTGATAAATTATGTAAAGACCACTTTGAAAAAATTATTGCTATGGCATATGATAAACTATTTTACAGACTTAATGGTTATACTCCAAGAATGGAAATGGGTAGAGAAGTTATTGCAGATCGTGGAATATGGACTGCTAAAAAACGCTATATACTTAACGTACATAATAACGAAGGAGTACAATACGCAGAACCTAAACTAAAAATGATGGGTATAGAAGCAATTAAATCTTCAACACCTCAAGTTGTAAGAGATAAATTCAGAGAAATATTTAAGATTATTATTAGTAGCACAGAAACGGAAACACGTAATTATATTAATAATTTTAAATCTGAATTTAAATCTTTACCTCCAGAAGCGGTCGCTTTTCCTAGAGGTGTTTCAGATATTAATAAATTTTCACATAATAAAAATATTTATTGTAATTCTGCCCATTCTAAAAAATGGACAGAAGGTTCTAAACAAATAGATGTAAAAACAACACCTATTCATGTTCGTGGTGCTCTTTTATATAACTATCATGTAAAAGATAAAGCTTTAGATAAAAAGTATATTATGATACAAAACGGAGAAAAAATTAAATTTACTTATATGAAACTTCCTAATCCTATTCGTGAAAATGTTATTTCTTTTCCAGATTATTTACCTGAAGAATTAAATTTACATAAATATGTGGACTATGATATGCAATTTGAAAAAACATTTATCGAACCTCTTAACCCTATACTTGAAGCTGTAGGGTGGTCGGTAAAAGATGTTCAAACTTTGGAGGACTTTTTTGGATGATTAATTATGTTTTTGATGTGGATGGAACTCTTACACCCAGTAGAATGAAAATGGATAAAGAGTTTCAAAAATTCTTTTTAGAATTTATAGAAAAAAACAACGTCTATCTTGTTACGGGTTCAGATTATATAAAAACGGTCGAACAGGTTGGTAAAGAGATATGTGAAAAAGTTATTAAATGCTATAACTGTTGCGGCAATAGTATTTGGCAGAATGGAGAAGAAATTTATAAGTCTGATTGGAAACTTTCAGAAGAAATTGTGGATTGGCTAAAAAAAGAATTAAAGAATAGTAAATTTAGTATAAGGACTGGAAATCATATAGAACAGAGACCAGGCTTGGTAAATTTTAGTATTCTTGGTAGAAATGCTTCTTTTGAAGAAAGATTCATATATACACAATGGGACGATCAAATAGATGAAAGAATAACAATTGCCAAAAAATTCAATCAGAGGTTTTCCTACTATAAAGCACAAGTTGCAGGAGAAACCGGAATTGATATTACTCAAATAGGAAATGATAAAAGTCAAGTTGCAAATCATATAGATGGTCCTATTGTATTTTTTGGTGATAAAATGAAAGCCGGTGGCAATGATTATCCTTTAGCATTAGAAGTTAAAATGAGACCAGACTCTTGGAATCATGAAGTAAAAGACTGGAAAGAAACATATAAAATATTAACTAATTTATCATATAAAGGTTTACAAAAAGTCGAATATAATGTATAATACTATTAATATTATGAAAGATAAAAACAATGAGTAAAGCAGGAAAAGTGTGGGGTGTAACAGAACTTATTGAAGCGAATGGTTCTTTAGAGTTTCATCGTATTCAAATGAATAAAGGAGGTGTTTGTTCTAAACATCTTCATGAGTTTAAATGGAATGGGTTCTATGTCGAAAAAGGTGTAATGTTGGTTCGTGTCTGGCAGAAGGATTATGATCTTGTGGACGAAACTATTTTATATGAAGGAGATTATACAAAAGTCAAACCAGGTCTTTATCATCAGTTTGAATGCCTAGAGTCCGGTGTTGCTTACGAACTCTATTGGGCTGAGTTTAATCATAACGATATTGTAAGAGAAACTGTAGGGTATAATGAAAAAAATAAAAAGTAATAGTTGGACTTTAGAAGTACAAGAAAATGGAAAAACTAAGGAACTATTTATTGAATTTCCTCCTGAAGCTCTTAGTCAAGTAGGCTGGGATGAAGGAGATACTTTACTTTGGGAAGAATTAACTGATGGTGTTTGGAGTATAACAAAGAAAGATGACTAAAATGAAAATCGGTTTAACGGCTAGTACATTTGATTTACTACACGCTGGTCATATAATGATGTTAAGAGAAGCCAAATCAAAATGTGACTGGCTTATAGCAGCACTACAAGTAGATCCTTCATTAGATAGAAAAGAAAAAAATTCTCCCATACAAACTATAGTTGAAAGACAAGCTCAACTTGAAGCAGTAAAGTATGTAGATGAAGTCATTATTTATTGTACTGAAAATGATCTTTTAGATATTATTAATATGTACCCAATTGATATAAGAATACTTGGTGAAGAATATAGACAAAAAGATTTTACAGGTAAGGACGAATGCCGTAATCGTGGAATTGAACTATACTTTAATAAAAGAGATCATAGATTTAGCTCAAGCGGATTAAGATCAAGAGTTTGCGAAAATCATAAATAATACTTTACATATCAGTAAAAATAGGATATAATATAAAAATGAACTATGTAGAAAAAATTATTCAGTGGCATCATGATAGAAATCTTATTGAAGGTTCTACAGATAAAGACCAATATATGAAACTTATTCAAGAAATGGGTGAGCTATCGGACAGTATCTGTAAAAATAAAGACATTAGAGACGATTGTGGTGATATTATGGTTGTTCTAATTAATATTATGGAAAGAAACAATATAAGTTTTGAAGAATGTCTTGAAGTAGCCTATAATGATATTAAAGACCGTAAAGGTAGAATGGTGGATGGTGTGTTTATAAAGGAAGGTGATAATTAATGCAACCAAAATACCCAATCTATATAATTTCTAAGGGTAGAGCGGACTCACGTCTTACTTCAAAAACTCTTGAAGAAATGAGAGTACCATACAGAATTGTTATTGAAGATAGTGAATATGATGATTATGCTAAAGGTATATCACCCGAAAAAATTATAACTCTGCCTACAGATTTTAGAGAAAATCCAAAGTATGCAATTCCAGATAACAAAGGCAGAATTGGCGGTTCTATTCCTGCACGTAACTTTGTTTGGGAACATTCTATTAATGAAGGTCATAAGCGGCATTGGATTATGGATGATAATATTAAACATTTCTATAGATTACATAAGAATAGAAAAACTAAAGTAACCTCTGGAACTATTATTAGATTATGTGAAGATTTTACCGACCGATATACTAATGTAAAAATGTCTGGTATGAATTATCAATATTTTGCTCCAGCTTCTCAGAAAAAAAAGCCATATACACTTAATACCAGAATTTATTCTTGTATTCTATTATCTAATGATTTGAAACATCGCTGGCGTGGTAAATACAATGAAGATACAGTTCTAAGTCTTGATATTCTAAAAGATGATTGGTGTACAATTTTATTTAATGCATTCTTATGTGGTAAAATTACAACTCTTGTTATGGGCGGTGGTAATACTGATAATGTGTATGTTGACGGAGACAATCGTTTACAGTTTGCACAAGCACTTGTAGAACAACATCCAGATCTGGTTAAAGTTGTACATAGATATAATAGATGGCATCACCATGTAGATTATAGTCCGTTTAAAAAGAATAAGCTTATCTATCGTGATGACTATGTTATTAAAGGTGGTGTAAACGAACACGGTATGAAATTACATAAATTAACTATGGAACAATATAAAAAAGCAACTACAGAATTTGGAAACGCGGAGAACCCCTACTATGAGCAAACCTAAAGGAGCTAACCTATTTGTATTAGACGGACAAGAAGATGATCTTGATCCTATGGGTTGGGATGATATGCCAGAATTTGAACAAGAGAATAGAGAGGATTATGCTGCTCTTGTTATTAGATTTAGGACAGAGGAAGATTTAAAAGAATTTGCACAAAAGATTGGACAACCTAATCTTACTAAAAAATCACGTGGGACATTTTATCCTGCGGTAGAATTTAATGAGGCAAATCTTTTGCGTTGGATGGATGAAGAACAAATACCGAGCTGATTATGCAAGTTTCTGCAACATTCTTTAAATCTATTTATGATAATAAGACTCATAAGAATATGAGTTTTTCTGATTTTTCACAGTTTGAAAAATTTTTATATAAGTTGTCAGAAAGAAAGTTAAAGGATAAAAAAGATGCTCAACTTATATCTCCAGCTTCATATATTGAAGATACAACCAGAGCAAATAAAAATGTGATAGACTGGGCTGGCTGGGCAGCTATGGATGTAGATGATCACGAGTTTAAAGGGGATTTAAAAAATGAGCTTATTCGTATATATGGTAAGTACTATTTCGTTTGCTATAGTACTGCTAGCAGTCGAGAAAGTTTACCAAAGTTTCGTCTGGTCTTCCCACTTACAAAAAGAGTTAGATCAGATAATATCAGACATTTTTGGTACGCACTCAACACACAACTTAAGGCTATCGGCGATGCGCAAACTAAAGATTTATCACGAATGTATTATATCCCTGGTTCGTACTCTGGCGCTTTCAACTTTATTTTTACTAACACTGGTGGTTCTTATATAGATCCAGAAGAACTGATGAGTGCTCATCCTTATCAGGAAAAGAAAACTGGAACATTCTTAGATAGATTACCAACAGAAATGCAAAAATCCATTATAGAATATCGTAAGAATAAAATGGAAAATAATAATGTCAATTGGACTAATTATGAAGATTGCCCATTTGTAAATAAGAATCTTATCAGAGATTTTAAAAATATAGCATATGTAGATAATACCGGAAGATATGCTATGGTTTATAAAATAATGGTTTCTATAGCAAGTAATGCAATTAAGAAACAATATCCTATAAATACGTTTGAAATTGTAGAACTAATTAAACAACTTGATGCAGATACAGCAAAGAGATATGAAAATAGACCTCTTAATATAGAAGCTGATCGTGCTATAGAATATGCGTATAGAAATATTTAAAAAAAATGTATTTTAGGGGTTTACAAGTGATGATTTTTAGTATATGTTGTAAGAGTAAATAGAATCGGAGACTTCTTATGGCTTACTGGACTCACACAAATTCACCAATCGGCATTTTTACTGAAAAAGAGGTTGGCAATTGTTTTGAATACTCTATTAATGATGATCCGATTACTTCATTTAATGAAGATTTTCCTCATAAAATCTGGGTCTGCAATGGATACCGTTACGGAACGGTAAAGAAAACCGTTGTAGTAATCTGTATAGATGAAGACGAATACGGTCTCCCTGTGACACAAACGTGGCACATTAAAAATAATCGTATATATGCAAATTAGGGGTTTACAAACTCCTAAAAATATAGTATGTTGATTATATAAAGAGAATCGGAAAGGAACTAAAATGTCTAACGTTGCTACAAATCTTAAAAAAGTTGGAACTTATCTCGGATATTTTACAATTCAAAAACATACAACAAACGTAAATAATAACAAGCCTTCTCGTACTTATGAAAAGCTTGTATTTACAAAAGCCGATGGTATGGAAACTCGTGACTTTAAAGCCATGGGTGATATTGTATATGGTATGTATGTTAACGGCGATCTTGTTAAGATTGGCAAAGCAGGTTCAACAAACGGTTGGGCTGGACGTATTAGTACCTATGGTGTTGATCCAAAAGGTGAAGCAACTAATCGTAAAATCATTACACATCTAAAAGAAGATTTTACATATGAAACTCGTGTAGAAGTATATGGCATTTCAGTTCCTCGTGTTCACTCAGAATATTTTTGCCCAGTAACACGTGAAACGGTTTCCATTGAACTTCCGCAAAACCATCAGGTAGAAACTCATTTAACTGCTGAAGCAGAAGCCGAGGGTGTTGATCTTATGTTCTGTACGCAAAAAGTTTAATATAATGAAAATATTCATAATTCCATATACATTCTATACTTATTTTTCTTTTAAAGAAAGAGTAAGTGGCGTTGATGAGAGTATGTTGAAACAGATAGAAGTTTTAAGAGAAAGAGGTCATGACGTAAAAGCATATACTATTTTTGGTAATCTACATGAATATTTAAATGATGTTTATTATTATGATGATAAAGTTCCTGAAATAGGAATAAAATCATATTTAAAAAGTACTAAAAATAGAAAAAAAATTGTAACAGATATTATAATTAAAATAAAAAAATTTAAACCTGATATAATTTTATCAAATGCATATTTTCAACGCGGTTTTTATAATGAATTACAAAAAATAAATATACCTATAATTTATATGTGTCACGCTGCACCCGGATTTTTATCAGATCTTATGTCTGCAAATAAATTATCAAGTTTCAGTGAAAGACATTCTATTTGCGCAATGTCGGAATATCATGCAAAAACTATAAAACAATTTTATGGCAGAAAAAGAAAAAACTGGGACTTTGAAGGTAAAATAAGTGCAGACTCAATAGTATTTTCTTCATATAGTAATAAAGAAAATGTATTGGGTTCTGACGGTATTGTTAGACATGTCTCTGCTGCAAATAAAGATAAACAGACTTTTTTGATACATGACTTTTTAAGCAAAACAGATTTTAAAACCGAAGTATATACTACTTTAAATCATATGACTAAAGATAATGAAAAATTAAATTCTTATGTTGAAAAAGCATTTAAAAATTTTAATACTTCAGATAGATTAATCAATCTTGATATTGAACATAAAATCATTATGGAAAATATAGCAAAATCGGCGTGTTGTTTTGTAGGATTAGCATATTATGATAGTTTTACAATTACCTCACTTGAAGCGCTTTCTCGTGGTATACCAATTATTGTAAAAGGGATAAAAAACTCACATCCTGCAAAAGAAATGGTAGAACCAGAATATCAAAAATATGTTCATATATACGAAAATAAAAAAGATTTTATTGATAAGGTAAAAGAGTTTTCAAATGTTACAATAGAAGAAAGACATCAAATTGCCAATTCTTGTTATAAAATTACTTCAAAAAATATGTATGGAAATAAATTAGAAAAGGCATTAAATAGTGCCGTACTTAAATTTAATAATAAAAATAGTTTACACTTAGAAAATTTTATGATATAATATAAGTGTAGAAGGAGAAAAATATGTCACATATTACAGTAACTGGCGGCGCTGGTTTTATCGGTTATCATCTTATTCAAAAATTAGTAGACGAAGGTCATACGGTTTCGGCATTTGATAACTTTAATGATTATTATGATGTTTCTTTAAAAGAAGATAGAGCAAATAATTTAAAAAATCTTGGTGTTGAAGTAACACGTCTTGATCTAAAAGAAAAAGCACATTTAAAATTTTTTCTTGCTTCTACAAAACCTGATGTTGTTATTCACTTAGCTGCATACGCAGGTGTTCGTCATTCATTAGAAAATCCTCAAAAATATATTGATAATAATATCACTGGATCACAAAATTTAATAGAAGCTTGTATAGAAAATAATATTGAAAATGTGGTATATGCATCTACATCATGTACCATGGCTGGAAATCCATTACCATGGAATGAAGATGAAAAAACTGGTTATCAACTAAACCCATACGGTTTTACTAAATCCACCAACGAATGCCAATTTATTTCAAGTAAAATTCCTAAAACCACCGGTCTTCGTTTCTTTACTGTTTATGGTCCTTGGGGCAGACCTGATATGGCTTTATTTGATTTTACAAAAAATATTATTGCTGGCAATGAAATTGAATTATTTAATTATGGTGATATGATTCGTGACTTCACTTATATAGATGACATTGTAAGTGGTATTATTATTGTTGTTAATCAAACATTATCTGAAAATAATGAATTTAATGAAATATATAATATCGGTTATGGTGAACAAGTAAAATTGGTTGACTTTGTTGATAATATTGAAAAACAATTAGATCGTAAAGCTAAACGTAAACTTGTACCAAAACATCCGGCAGATACTCAAGCAACTTGGTCTGATACAACTAAACTACAAAAACTCGGATATAAACCTACTACACCAATTGAAGTTGGTGTAGAAAAATTTGTTTCCTGGTATAAACTATATTATGGAGTAAACTAATAATGGATAGCGTAGAAAAACTTTACAAAAATGTTGCACTATATTATAATATAAGTGTAGAAGAATTATTGGATCGACTCACTAAAAACGGAGAACCTCTAATTCATAATTATTATAAGGAAGTGTATCCAAATGGGTTCTAAACTAAGAATTGCTATTGTCGGTCATGGTTTTGTAGGAAAAGCCATTGATCATGGGTTTAATGACTATAACTGCGATAAAATAATTATTGATCCAAAATATGGAAATAGTATTGATAATATTAAATCACTAGTAACAGATGTAGCTTTTGTTGCTGTTCCTACACCTATGGGAAAGAATGGAGAAATTGATTCATCTATTGTTGTTGAAACAGTAAAGAAACTTAAACAAAGAAGAACTGGTATTATTGTAATCAAATCTACAGTAACTCCTGATATTATTAAGAGTCTTACTAATGGTTCTGGTTCAAGTACAAGAGTAGTTTACAATCCAGAATTTTTAACAGAGATAAATGCTAATTCTGATTTTATAAATCCTGATATGCATGTATTTGGAGGTCACAAAGAAACCACTCAAAGATTGGAAGAAATATATAGAGAGTATAGTTTATGTAAACCATGTCCAGTTTTTCATATGTCCGCTACGGAAGCAAGCTTTGTAAAATATGGACTTAATTGTTTTCTTGCTACAAAAGTTTTATGGTTTAATCAGTTCTATGATGTAATAGAAAAGTTTGGTGGTAATTTCGGTCACATTGTAAATGCTATTGGAACAGATCCTAGAATAGGAACATCCCACACCAGAGCACCAGGGTTTGATGGCAAAAGAGGGTTTGGAGGAGCTTGTTTCCCAAAAGATACAGCAGCATTTAATAATTTTTCAAATAAAGAATTTACGGTATTAAATGAAGCAATTAAAGCAAACAATGAATATAGAAAAGAATACGAAAAAGATTCAAGAGAATTGGAACAAAACGTAAGCTATGCTTGAATTATTAATATATGCTATTGGTATATATCTGCTAATGATTATATTACAATTTTTATTTAAACCTATAATTACAATAGCAATTATTTTTATCATACTATTTTATTTACAAAAATATGATATTTTTACTATCTATCTGTTGTAATTTAGTTTATAATATATAAATTAATACTATACAAAGGAGTATTGTATGTCAATTATGGACAAACTCAAAAAGAACTCAAAGCTATCCCACACTTCAGTTCTTTCTGAGTCTAAATTTTTTACCGAAAAAGATATGGTTCCAACAGAAGTCCCTATGATTAATGTTGCATTATCTGGTTCAGTAGATGGTGGGTTAGCACCAGGTCTTACAGTTCTTGCAGGACCTTCAAAACACTTTAAGACATCATTTGCATTACTTATGGCTGCAGCTTATATGAAACATTATTCAGATGCAGTTATGCTATTTTATGATTCAGAATTTGGTTCACCTCAAACTTATTTTCAACAATTTGGAATTGATACATCTCGCGTATTACACACGCCTATTACAAATGTTGAAGAATTAAAGTTCGATATTATTGGTCAACTTGAAGAACTTGATCGTGATGATAAAGTTGTTGTAGTTATTGATTCAATTGGAAACTTAGCATCTAAGAAAGAAATGGAAGATGCACTGAATGAAAAATCAGTTGCTGATATGTCAAGAGCAAAAGCACTTAAGGGTCTTTTCCGTATGACAACACCATATCTTGCCATGAAGAATATTCCGCTTCTTGCTGTTAACCATACTTATAAAGAAATTGGTCTGTTTCCGCGTGATATTGTTGGTGGTGGTACAGGTATTTACTACTCAGCAGATAATATCTGGATTCTCGGTAGGCAACAAGATAAGAAAGGTACAGAAATTCAAGGTTATCACTTTGTAATCAATGTGGAGAAATCACGATATGTTAAAGAAAAGTCTAAAATTCCTATCACTGTTAGTTGGGACGGTGGTGTACGTAATTTTTCTGGTTTACTCGATTGTGCTCTTGCCGGTGGTTATGTTACTAAACCTTCTAACGGTTGGTACGCTGCAGTTGATAGAGAAACTGGAGAAATCGGCGCCAAAGTCAGACATGAACAAACCTTAGAAAAAAAGTTTTGGGATCCTATTTTTGCGGAAACAGATTTCAAAGATTTTTTAAAGAAACAATATTCTATTGGTCATCAATCTTTGGTTGAGATGGATGATATTGTGGCAGAAGAATAATGAAATATATAGAAAATAAAGATTATGAATTAATACCAGACGAAAATGGTGATGATGTATGGAATGTTAGAATACTTGAAGGTGAATTTAATGAAGTTGTAGTTAGATTTGGTTCTATTAGAATTGATGGTAAAAATGTAGATAATGAAGAAGATGTTAAACTATCCTTTGATTTTGATGTAATTACAACACCAGACGAAAATCTAACTCCAGAAAATATTGATTTACAATTGTTTGCTGGTGATATATTATTAAGCATAATAGAATCTTCTATAGAAAATAAAGAAGAAGTACATTTTAAAGAGGTATAAAAATTTGAATACAAATATAGAACAAGTCGTTCTTAAAAATATCCTTACTAATGAAAAATACATGAGAAAGGTTCTTCCTTTCATTAAACCAGATTACTTTGAAGGCGTTTATAAAATGCTATTTAAACAAGCAGGAATGTTTGTTGCAAAGTATAATAAACTTCCTACAGCAGAAGCATTTAAAATAGAAATCGATCAATCAGATAATTTTAATGATGAACAATATAGACATGCTATTGAAATTATACCTAGTCTATTTGAAATGGAAAAATCCGACGAGACTTGGTTAAATGATACTACAGAAAAATGGTGTCAAGATCGTGCTTTATATAATGCTGTTATGGAATCAATCTCCATTATAGATGGAAAACATCAGAGTCTTACAAAAAATGCTTTACCGGATATTCTCACGAAAGCGCTCGGAGTCTCATTCGACGCCAACATCGGTCACGACTATATTGAAAACTTTGAAGAACGATTCGAGTTCTACCACCGTGACGAGGAAAGATTACCTTTTGATCTTGACTACTTTAACAAAATTACAAAAGGAGGTATTCCAAACAAAAGTCTTAATGTCTGTCTTGCTGGTACTGGCGTTGGTAAATCTTTATTTATGTGCCACTGTGCTGCTGCTAATCTAAATCGGGGTAATAATGTTTTATATCTTACTATGGAAATGGCAGAAGAAAGAATAGCAGAAAGAATAGATGCTAATTTACTTGATATACCTATTGATCAGTTAGAACATCTTAGTAAAGAAATGTTTGCTGAAAGAGTAAGAGGGCTTTCATCTAAAACTAATGGTAAGTTAATCATAAAAGAATATCCAACCGGATCTGCTCATTCTGGTCATTTTCGTGCCCTTTTAAACGAATTAAAACTAAAGAAATCGTTCGAGCCTGATATTATATACATTGATTATCTTAATATTTGTGCATCAAGTAGAATGAAAGGAATGGGAGGTGCCATTAATTCATACAACTACATTAAGGCAATTGCTGAAGAATTACGAGGTCTTGCGGTGGAGTTTGACTTACCGATCGTTACTGCAACGCAGACGACTAGGTCTGGTTATAGTAACTCGGATATTGGGCTTGAAGATACGTCCGAGTCTTTTGGATTACCCGCAACCGCGGACCTCATGTTCGCTCTTATCTCGACAGAAGAACTTGAAGGAATGGGACAGCTTGCGGTAAAACAATTAAAGAATAGATATAACGATCCAACATATAAGAAAAGGTTTGTAATCGGGGTTGATAGATCAAAGATGAGACTATTTGATGTTCACGAAGGAGAACAAACTCTAATAGATGATACTCCAGTATTTGATAAAACAAAAACTGGTATAAATGTAAAGAAATTTGAAGATTTTAAATTATAGGAGTTAAATATGGCTAAAGGCAAAGGTGGTAAATCAAGCGGAAATATCTCTCAAGGTATTCATTCTAATATTTCTCAGAATACAAAAAGACTTATGAAACAGGGATATAAATCTTCTATTCATAGAGTTTTAAATCAACAGAAAGCTTTACTTCAAGGTAAAGATATTGTTGTAACTATTCCTAATCCGAATACCAATGAAACTAATAAACCTTTTATTCGGCAAAAAGTATCCGGTAAAAATTATTTAAATGCTCTTAAGAATCGTACATATGTAATGAAAGAAGTACAATGAACTGGGAAGATTTTGAAGAAAAGGCCTTTTCGGAAGTTTTTAATCACTATATTAATTTAACAAATGATTTAGTTGAAGAAGATCAAGATCCCTTACTGATTGCAGCTATACTTGTCACTACGGGTCTTAGCATGTATAGAACATTGTTAAATGAATACGATTATGATAAAATGGTAGAACAGATTAGTCTTTTTAAAGATGATATTACTAGTTTTGAACAAGCAAAGAAAGGCCAGTTACATTGAAAGTTAAACTTTTATCATATAGCCAACCAGCAGATCGTATTCATTCGGGAGAAGCTGGTTATGCTGGTTTACAAAATATTCAAGATTTAATTGCTTATTGTGCAAGAGTATCAAATCCAGGTAATCAAGCTAATACTAAAACAACTGCAAAATTACTTGATTACCTTGTTAAACATAAACATTGGTCACCTTTTGAAATGGCTTCTGCTACTCTTGAAATAGAAACTACAAGAGATATTGCAAGACAGTTTTTAAGACATAGATCATTTTCTTTTCAGGAATTTTCTCAAAGATATGCAGATCCTAATGATATGGGTAATGCATTTGTTATCCGTGAAGCAAGACTTCAAGATGAAAAAAATAGACAAAATAGTATTGAAACATCTGATACAGCCTTACAGGCTTGGTGGCATGCCCAACAAGAATTTTTAATTGAACATACTAAAAGAATATATAAAGAAGCAAGAGAAAGGGGTATAGCAAAAGAACAGGCACGGGCAATTTTACCAGAAGGTAATACAGTTTCCCGTTTATATGCAAGTGGTACAATTAGATCATGGATTCATTACATAGAGTTACGTTCCGCAAACGGGACTCAAAAAGAACATATGGATCTAGCTATAGGTATTGCAAAAGCAATCTCTAAGATTTATCCTTCAGTAGAAAACTTTATTCAAGAGGAGTAATTTAATGGGAAGAAAACTTTCAACTTATTATTCGGACCACGGTAAAGGTTACTGTGAAATACATTTTGATTTCAAAGAAGAATATGGTTATATAAAGTATTTTGATAATAATGAAAAGCTATTTTTTGTTGAAGATTATAAAGGTAAATCAATGAGATATATTGAAGATGCTGCAGAAAACTGGGCTCTTGGTATAAAACTCTTAGAAGCGGATTATCATTGACTTTTATGGCGTTTCAAGGTAGTAAAGAAATAATCTGGCATATAACATGTTCTTGTTGTAAGTTTTATTTTACTCTTCCCACTATGGAAGAAAATTATAGAATAGATAGGGGAAGTTTTTATTGTCCAAGCTGCGGAAAAAATCAAAGTGTAAAAATTATAAAAGAGGAATAAATGCCACATAAAACTAATTCAGATTTATTTGAAGCTGGTGAATTTATAAGTCACGCTAAACTAAAACTTAATTGGAAAATAGAATGTGATGCAATTAGACCAAAAGAATGGCATGTACTTGCTCAGATTATAAAAGAGTTTGAACCACAACCCTGGAGAAAAGCAGTAGGTATACCACGTGGTGGTATATCTTTAGGTAATGCACTTGATAAATATTCAACAAATAATCCTAATGATCCTATTCTAATTGCTGATGATGTATATACCACTGGTACGAGTTTTAAAGAATTTATAAAAGAATTTTATCCTGATGTTGCAACAATACAGTGGTGTGTTTTTGCTAGAAAACCTACAGAAGGTAGAGTAAAGGCTTTATTTACAATGCCAGATAAAGGTAGACATGGCTTAAATTGGAGAAAATAAATTATGAAATATTATAAATTAGAACCATCAGTTAAAAAATCAGTTATAGAATGGCATACATTTAAAAGAAAAGATGCTGACGGAAATAGTATTTTTCTTCGTAAAGAATTAGGGTGGAGATATGGTGCTTGGTTAATTAGAGTTCCAGAAACAGAAGATGAAATTAAAGAATTTCTTTCCGATAAAGGAGACTATGATTCAATTCAAGAATATCTTGCAGATTATTATGGAGAGGAAGATATTATCACAGAAGAAACAAATTTGGAAGATTATCTTTTACCTAAGATAACAGATGAATTTGTAGATATAAGCGAAGACTATGAAGATGCTGAAATGCTAGAAACATGGGACGGCTGTTGGGAAGAATGGTCTCTTATTGGTGCAGAACTTCGTGGTATTTCAGAGGAACAACAGGAACAATGGGTTGAAGAAGCGGCCGCTGCATATGATGAAGATTATGAAGATGGTGTAGAAGGTCTAGGTTGGCAGTTTATAGATTGTTTTTATGAAATGCATTGTAATCCAGAAATAACTCCATGTGATGAATATGGGAATACTTGATGTTTTAAAAGTGGTTGGTCGTAATGAAGAAAGTGACGAATGTTACACTCCAGTAGAACAGATAAAACCGCTACTAAATTATCTTGATAAAGATAAAACTTATTATGAACCCACTTCTGGTATATCTTCAAATATAGTACAAGCTTTTACCGATAACGGCTATAAAATGAAAGGAAGTAACGGTAAAGACTTTTTTACTTGTAATTCAGACGATGTTTATGATGGTATTATAACCAATCCCCCGTATAGTAAAAAAGATAAATTTATTAGACATTGTTATAAATTAGAAAAACCTTTTGCATTACTTCTCCCGGTATCTTCATTTCAAGGAGTAAGAAGGGGCGCTCTTTTTAGTAAATATGGTATGTCTGCATTAGTATATAATCATAGAGTTGATTTTACAGGCAATGGTAACCCACATTTTGGTGTAGCATGGTTTATTCATGGTTTTTTACCACCAAATCAAATATTTTGGATTGATAATAAAATTTAAAAAAAAATGTATTTTAGGGGTTTACAAACGAGTTTAAATATATTATATTAATAATATAAAGAGAATCGGTTAGGAGACTTACTATGGGTACCGCATCAATGATCGGAGTTTATAATAAAGACGGATCAGTCACAGCATCTTACTGCCATTATGACGGCTATCTTTCTTATAACGGAAGACTTTTAGTTGAAACATATAACACAACAGAAGCCGCAAATGCAGTTGCAAATTGTGGTTATCTTTCAGGTTTAACTAATGATCTTGATAATGATCTTAAAGAAGCTGTACATAAAAATGAAGAACCCCGAATTTATAATTCAGTTGATACCTTCCTAAAAGTTGGTGATCGTTATGCTGGAGCGGATTATCTTTATCTTTTTGATGGAAAAACATGGCTCTATACCGATACATATGGTAACCGTAAAGACCGTAAGTTTAAAGAAGTCGAAGCAGATTTGGTAGATCATGATGCTCCCAAATTCAATCAGGTAGCAGTATAATGAAACTTAGTAATTTATTATCTGGTATTATAAACGGTATTACTGCAACAGCTATTATAGTTGTTGCAGGCACTCAACTCTATGCCAATGATCATAGCTGGGATAAAAAACAAATAAGTAAAATCACAAATAATGATTTACATTGTCTCCAGCAAAATATTTTCTTTGAAGCAAGAAATCAAACAGTAAAGGGACAAGTTGCCGTAGCATGGGTAACACTCAATCGTTTAGATGATACTCGTTATCCAAATACAATTTGTGGAGTTGTAAAGCAAGCTAATCGTGATTCAAATGGTAATATCATTAAACATAAATGTCAGTTCAGTTGGTATTGCGACGGCAAATCGGATAAAATACCCAGTAATAAAATATCACAAAATGCTTGGAAACAAGCTGGTATTGTAGCCGAGGTTGTTCTAATGGATAGAATGTCTGGATATATCTTTAAGGATCCTACTAAAGGTTCAACTATGTATCATGCCGATTGGGTATCACCATACTGGAAAGTAAAGTATGATCAGGTAGCTTATATTGAAGACCATGTTTTCTACAAGTGAGGAAAAAATGAAAAATAAAATTGACTATCGTTTTAACGAAGAAAACTATATCAAGGAGTTTAAAGAATATATTGACGCTACTTATAGTCAACACTATTCTCAGAATAAATTCCAATCCACTGAAGTAATCATGGATCGTGGTCATGGTACAGGTTTCTGTATGGGAAATGTTGATAAATATTCCAATAGATATGGAAAGAAAGGTACTGCAGCAGATGCTCGTAAAGACCTTATGAAAGTTTTACATTACGCTCTCCTTCAACTATATGTGCATGACAATGATCTTGGATAATCACGTTAATGAAATCTTTAAAGATAATATAAATATGATGGTACCATGGTATCTTATGGCTTCATATGCTTATTATGTAGAAGATGATCCGATCTTAACTGATAATTTTTTCGATAATATGGGTAAAAGAATCCTAGAAAACTGGGAAAAAATTACACATTTTCATAAACACTATATCAGTAAAGACGAATTAAAAGCTGGAAGTTTTCTGGGAAAATATCCTAGCAGAGTTTCAGATTCTGTTAATGCTTTAAGAAAATATGGTTTTATTAAGAAAGAAAAGAAAGAAGTAACACTGGAAGATTTTTTCTAAATGAAACAAGAAATAATTAAATTTAAAAGTACAAATTATTATCGAAATAAAAAAAGAAATGAACTTGTACGAAAAAGATTAAAAATAAAATACCAGAAAAGGGCAGGCACTTATCTTCTGGATCCTATGAATAAGAAAGAAGATAAAAACACACTTGAATTTAATATTGATTCTGATTATATTATGATGTAACATATTTACTACAATAAAAAATGATTAATAAATCTTATAGTTATTAATCATCATATAATACTATATAATCTGTAGACGTTATAAAGACTATATGGACCTGGGGGCGGCACCCAGCAGCTCCACCATAAACACTTGATAGAGGACGCTCGAAAATTCTGGGAAGCAGATAGGGAAGTAGCTACCTGATTCTGTGGAGAAATTCAAGTGTTTATGATGGGGCTGAAATAGGATCGACATGTATTCTAGTTTACAAAATACAAATGCAAACGATAACTTTGCACCATCTGGTTACGCACTAGCTGCATAACACAGGGGGTTGGCCACTTACCTAGCAACAGAAATAGTGGCACATTAATTTTAAAAATTCATTAAGGGAATAAAACAAATGAAAATCGCAGCACTCACAGTAGCAGCAACAATTGCAGCAACATCAGTATCAGCAATGGACCTTGGTTCAACAGGTCTTTCACTTAACACAGAAGTAGACGCATCATGGGATCTTGATGCTGATACGAATAACCTTCTCGTTACTCTTGAGCCAGAGTTGGGTTACAGCATTGTTGGTGTGAGCCTTACGGCTGGTATGGATCTTAATGTTTATCAGAATGAAGAATTTGTTCTTGGTGATCAGTTTGACGCTCTTTCAATTGACTTTGGTGCGTCTTATCAAATTATGGAAGGCCTTTCCGCTTATGGTGAAACAACCTGGGACGTAGAAGCTAGTGAACTCGAAGCATCAAAAGTTGGTGTTACTTTTTCATTCTAATAAAATGAATTTCGAGTATAAATAGTATTATCGGGTTGTTACGAAATAAACACGTGAGGGGCCACGGTTAGCCCCTCTTTTTCGTTTAATGGAGGTAGCACTGATGAAAAAGTTTATACTTATTTTAGCAGCTGCGATAGGCTTATCCATTCCAGCTTATGCGCAGCAGACGGATCAATCTAGTGGCAGGGGAGTTTTAATTCAAGCTCCTTGTGATTATTATCCTGTCGTATTTGAAGTTCAGAGACAAAGTAACGAAAGATTGATGTTTGTAGGTAACGGAGCAATAAAGGAATCCACTAGTAACAAATACTTTAGAGGAGCTGTTGCTGTTTGGTGGAATATGGAAACAGAAAATGCTTCTATAACAATTCAGTTTCCGGATGGTATGATATGTCTACTTTCTCCTGCTGGAAAATTTCAACCTTGGACTGGGTCACAGCCTTGGGAACCACCAAAAGAAAAGAAACAAAGTTTCTAAGATGTTTCAGACAATATTTCTATACGCTATAATATCTTCACTTACTGGTGAACCAGAAACTTTTTATTTTAACGGTAAAGTTTTTCCTAATCATATTGAGTGTACACACTTTTATTACACGTATGAAAGCAATATTAAAAACGGTATCTTGGAACACGCTACACGAAAATTTAATAGCGATGCTGCATTAGTACATGAAATCGGTTGTGTTACAAGAGAAGTTGATCAATTTTATAATGAAATCTATAAGAATAAAAGAGCACTGTACAGTAAATGAAATGGTTAGTTGTAGTTTTATTTGCCACCATACACGGTGATGTGTATATCTTCACTGATCCACACTTTGAAGACAGAGAAAGTTGCATAGCAAGTATTTCTGATGCAGAACAAGCTCAGAAATATGTCGCAAAGTTAGTTATGGAATATAAAAGATTGATGCCTATTAGAGCATTAAACTGTGTTGATGAAGCTACCATAAATAAAATATTAAAAGACATGGATAAAGATAACGTATGAAGTGGATACTAGTTTATATTGTTGTGGAAGGAACTACACCAGTAGCAGTAAACGCTATGGGTCCAGACCACACGTTTGATTCTATGATAGATTGTTTTGCCAAAAGAGAACAACTTGCCTTAAAAGTAGGTGGAAAAGCCGGATATTATCCATCAAGAAAACAAGCAATCTGCATTAAAATTGCGGATGAATCTATTTAAAAATATAAATATATCTAAGAAACACTAAAAGGTAAACGACATGAGAAAGTTCTTGTTAAGCGCTTTCTTTGTTATGACCGCTGCTATGGTTCAAGCACAGGTTGCTAATGATGCAGACGGTAATTTTGATAGTACTAGCTATGTAGAAACAAACAATGATAGTACTACAACCACAAACAGTACTGTGACTACTGATAATACGAATACTAATGATACGACGATCACTAGTACAAACACGAATACAAATACAAACACGAATACTAGCACTATAGATAGTACGACTACTTCTACAAATACGAACACTAATACTAGCACTATAGATAGTACAACAACATCGACAAACACTAATACCAATACGAGTACAATTACTAATACTACAGATAGTACTATCAATAGTACCAGTAATAATACTTCAAATATTACTACAACAACGGATAACACGAATACGAATACTAATACGAATACCTCAACTATAACAAGTGATAATACGAACAATAATACAAACACTAATACCAATACGAGTACGTCTACTAATACAAACACTAACACGAATACCAATACGAGCACGTCCACTAACACTAGTAATGTAACTACTGATAATACAAGTAGTAATACAAACACCAATACAAATACGAATAATTCTACAGTAAGTTCTACCAGTAATAATTCCAATACAAATACTAATACGAACACTAGCGATTCTACAGTTAATAGCACTTCAACAAGTGATAACACCAATAATAACATTAACACGAATAATTCTACAGTTACACAAAAGATAGAATCACCACCACCGTCCGCTATTGCTCCTACTGTTATGGGAGGTGGAAATGATAACTGTACCGTAACTTGGTCGAGTGCTGTTCAAACACAGATAGTTGGTATGAGTGGTGGTGGTCATATTCGTGATATGAATTGTGAACGTCTTAAAAATTCCAAAACTCTTTATAATATGGGTATGAAAGTAGCTGCTGTTGCTTTGATGTGTCAAGATGAATCGGTTTATAGAGCTATGGAAATGGCTGGAACTCCTTGTCCCTTTAAAGGAAGTATAGGAACCGAAGCAAAAGCGTTGTGGGATAATAGTCCTGATATGCAACCAAAACCACAACTACCAGGAGAAGCTGCAAATGCACCGGCTAATGCCCTTATTGGTGGCGGTATACTGCTTATCTTACTCGCTCTCCTCTAACGCTCAAGATCTAACGCAACAAGACATTGATATGGGAACACTGTATGGTGCTCCCTCCAATCCTGATGACCTATTAGAATATACTGATCGCACATACATGGATCAGATTATAAACAATAATGTTACAGCATATACAAATGGTACTGGTAGGGATTGGCAAGCAACAACTGGTTGTTTGAATGCTAGTACTGAAAATGGTGGTGATGGATCTTGGGGAGGAACAAGTAGTGGAAGTTGTGCTAACATTGGCACAAATGGAGACGGTGCTATACGCTTTGGATGGAATAATACAGTAGTTTCTCAAACTCAAGATGTAATTAACGATGCATTAAAGATTGCAGGTATAAATGTTGTTGGGTACTTATGGCAATGGAAAGTTAAAAATTACAATGCTAATGATACCAGTACAAATCAAGTCAATAATCAAGACCCATTATATGTAAGAGTCATTGTTAAAGATAATGATGGAAATGTCCTTGATGAAAGAGAGTGGGATTACTCATATTCAATAAGTGACTGGGAACAAAAAAATGGAATGCAGTGGTATGATCCTTTTTTAATGGGCGATAAAGTTGATACAC